CCTTCAAGAACATTACAATTAGTTACAAATTTTAATTCAGTACGACGATTTCTCTTAGGGAAATAAAGTTTAACAAGACGAACACCTTGTCTATTAGTTCCAAGCATATAAGCATAGCATGGGTCTTTTGCTTTGTAATAGTATTTAGGTTCTGTATCAACAGTTCTATTAAGATAATATTGTTCGACAGGAATTACAAAATGAGTATTAAGATAATTTAAATCTACACCCCAACGACCCCATATATCTTTATCATACTTATTCCAACTTCTAGGTGCAATATCTATGATAGTTTTCTTTGTTCTACCTTTAGCTACAGCTTTTGCTAATAAAGGTTGAACATTAGGGTCAACTTCTTTTCCGTCTATAATATCACTGAAAGTATATGCTATATGTTTAAGAACAAAATAGAAATCTTGTTTATTACTGGTTTCAATTCGTCTCTCAAAAGCTAGTCCAAGAACATATGCTACGGTATCATATATGTCCATAAACATACCAACACCTCCAAAATCTCTAACTTTGAGTTTTCCTTTACTATTATAAGCAAAGCCCATACTTTTGTTTGTATCATCATCCCTAAATATTGAAGTAATAAGGCTGTTATGTTCTATACAATTCTTTATAACTTCTATTGGAATATCTAAATACTTACTCATTATAGCTTCTTGGCTTATTTTAGATTCTATATACTCCTTAGTAAGATTACATGTAGCAATATTTCTTTTCATAACTTATTGATTTATATAATCTATATAAGTAGCAGGTTCCAAATTAAAATCCTTAAGTCTTTTGTTAGTAATTATTTCTCTATGCAAATATTTATAAGATAAGTTAAACACATTAACTAAATCTTTTAGAGAATATACTTTATCAAAATGTTTAAAATAATGGCTAGTTGTTTTATTTATAGTCTGTAAAGATAAATTTACCCAAGTACAATTACTAGGTTCGTAATTACCATTTACATCTATTCTTTCTATAGTAAGATTATCATTATAGCCATTATTTTCTGCCCATTCTTTAAACTTAACAAAGTCATTCCATTCAGAACAAATAGTTATACCTCTTCCTCCATAATTTTTATATTTTCTGTCAGTAGGAGTATAACATCTACCTCGCATATGAGACCAAATCCTATGAAGTCTTGTATTACTAAGACCATGTTGAACATTTACATTATGAGCTATTTCTCTATGTAAGCAACCACAAGATTTAGTTAATCCTTTAAGAACAGAATATTTTCTAGTTCTAACAGAATTACCACAATCACATTTGCAATTAAACCAATTACCACGATTATCTCTTTCTTCAGAAATTACTGTAAGTCTACCATAACGTTTACCTACATATAATTGTAAAGGGTCAAATTCAAACATATCAAATATTATTGTTAATATAATAAGAAGGGCTAACCCCATTACTGAAGCTAGCCCTATTATGAACACAACCATTAGCAAGACCATCAGAACGACAGTCTAAGTTACTTAAAATGGCATATCGTCTGCGGCTTCAGTATAAGCACTACCAGCGGCAGCACCACCCATACCAGGCATACCTGCCATTACGCCACCTTCAGCACCAGCCATTCCAGGAATAGCAGGAGCCTTCTTAACTTCTTTAGGAGTAATAGATTCCTTAGAACTATCTACGCTAATGATTTTAGGTTGAGAATTAGGATTAGGTGCTAATTCAATACAACCTGAACCAATAAACATATCAAATCCAAGGTCACCATTCTGTGTTACATTCTTCCATTCTCCCTTAACTTTCTTATGACGAAGAAGCTTAATCCAACAACGAAGGAATTTACCATTATCATCACGATAACAAGGTTTAGCCGTTTCTCCTTCAGCAAGACCAAAAGTACCATTCATCATGGCTACAACATTGTTAAACAACTGAGCATAGCCACTAAGAATTTCCTTAACATCAAGAGCAACAAAATTACCATCATCGTCAAAGTCCATAAATGGAAGAGTAAGAGCATCTTCTTCTGCTTCAGTAAGCTTACGACCTTTCAGATAATAAACATCAAGAACGTGCTTAATCCAATTCAGAACCTGATTAACCTTCCACTCTTCTGAACCTCCAGGAATAGTATTAACATTACTCTCAACAGGAAAGAGAGATTGATAGACATGACGCATCTCATTAGCATCTGCGGTGTTACTAGCAAACTCAAACTGAAGGCGAGGAACTTTCTCACCAGTAAACTGTTTACCATCAGCATTAGTAGACCACTCTACAGATACATTGTGAAGATGTGCCATAAATAGACCGTTAGGAGCAGCGTCTTTTTCATGAAATCTCAACTGACTAGTTGCTTTAGTTTCATTACTAACACCTCTCCTAGCTTTCTTTACAGGAGCTTCTGCAGCCACTCCTGCTTTAGTTTCTTTTGTTTCTGCCATAACTTAATTAAGTTTTTAAAAATTAATGAAGATAAATATGGGGAGATACTCAATTATGAATACCTCCCCAAGCATCTTTATCAAGACAAATTAGAGATTACTCAGCAGCCTCTTTCTTACCACGAACCATAGGAGTCTTATCCTCAACAAACTCAAGAGGATAAATAGTCAGAGTAACATTCTCCTTACCATTGTTATACTCAGCCTCTTCAGGAGCATCAAGCTTAACATCGAATACACGATTAAACTTATCCTTAGACTCACCGAGGTCAGCCTTAAGAGCATCCCAAATAGCAGTATCGGTAAAGTTCAGCTGCAAACCAATACCTGTAGCCTGAGCAGTAGCAGCGGTCTTAGAACCAGCAGCAGCAGGACAAGTTGGTGAAGGAATATCATCAGGAGTCAGAGCAGCAGCGAGTTCCTCGTCAGAAGCACCCTCAAGACCCTTAGCAGCAGCGAAAGCAGCCTTATCTTCCTCAGACATAGCAGCAATCATCTCAACACCATGTTCAGCAATCTGAGCAAGTTTCTCTTCCTTAGTAACACGAATAGTACTCATCAGAGGCTCACCACTACGCTTAAACAGAGCAACACCCTTAGCAATATACCAAACAGTCTGGTCTTTAATAAGAGCTTCCTGACCTTCGGGAGTATTAATATCCCAACCATTCTCATTACAATAGTTAACAAGTTCATCAGGCTGACTTTGAATTAAAGACTCAATACCAGCAATGTTATTAAGGAACATAACATTCTCACCTGCGGCAATAGCAAGAGCCTTAGATACAGGACTTGTGATGGTAAATTGACCAGTTGTACTCTTAGCAATAAGCTGAGGAGTTGCATTCATAAGACTAGACTTCTGACCTGCCAATACGGCGTTTACATTAAACTTAATTCCGAGTTTCATAATTGTAGGAATTTAAAAATTAATAAAATAAAAATAACTAACACTATGTAGTTTAGAACCACATTTTCAATTTTGACTATCATTTACTTCTTCTAGATAATCCTCGTTGAGTAGGGTATAGTCTTGACCTTCAACAAGAACTTGTTCAGAGGTTTCCATGACGCCTTGAATAACGTCACTAGCAATATCACGAGCACCTAAAGTAAATGCACGATGACCAATCATTACACGAGCATATTTGACATAAGTATCTTTTTCAAAGAACTTAGCAGCTTGTGCTTCAGTTAGTGAAAAGTGACTTACAGCAGTTTGTTTAACAATACCGCCTAAGTTTTTCACATATCGTGTAAATGTATATTCAGTAACAAAATCTATGGGTTGAGCAGGTATCCTAATAATAGGAAATTTTCCTTCAGCTTTAAGTCTTTCAGCGTGAGCTTTATTAATAGCTTCAACACATTGAGCAGAAACCTGAAATTCATTATAGATTCTATTGGCTAAATCTTTATACCATTTTACAGGATAAACACCAACTTTTTCTTCTTTATTAGCCTTAGTAAATTCCTCAGCTTCTTTAGCGGTACGACATCTAACACAATATTGAGGAAGTTGTGTTTCAAGATAAATCGTATTGCCATCAGTATACTGATACTGAGGAGCATAATCTTTAGTGCATTCCCAAGTTACTCCTGCCCTTGACAATAGCGATTTGATGATATGAATATCTACACCAGTCTTACCATTTATAACATGGATATGTTCAAGACAAGAACTAAAAGGAAGTTGAAGGTCATTTGCTCTCATAAGAACAGCTAAACCTTCTTGCACGTTACTAATTCCACTTTTAGGACTTCCCATAACTCTCTTGATAAAGTTTTCAGCAGCAACAAGTTGCTTATCATCAAGAAGTTGTAGAACTCTTAGACCAGTAGCAGCATCATTATGTTCAATACTCAATGCACGAGTATTACCGCCATTAGTTTTCTCTAATTTGTCCATTATTTCAAAGAGCGTTTTGTTTAACTTTTACACTGCAAAGATACAAAAAATATTTCAATCTGCAATGATAAAATCAAATTTATTTCCAGTATCAGCATTAAATTCACTTTTATTAACTATTGTGTGCGTTTCTGTCATTGGTTTGTTAAATAACCTTTGTTGCTCTATAGTGTTTCTGCAAAAGATAGAAAATAATTTTATTTTACCACCACGAATATGAATATTACTTAATCTATAAAGATAAGATTCTATATCTTCACATAACGGAGATGTAATTATGATAACATCAACGTCTACACATAGAGATTTATCTGGAGCATTAGATAAACTTAAACAATTAATCATTCCTAGATTAAACTTATCTTCATTAAGAGTCATTTGTGCTTTAGCACCCATAGATTTACGTTTGCCTTTCTCAGCACCACTCTTAAAGTAAACAGGTCTACCGTGAATATCAACTGCATCAATATTATCTACTTTATTGTGATAGTTTCCACAAATATCAGTTTCAGAATTATTATTTAGAAATGCTGTAACTTTATTTGCAAATTCACCACGCTTATTTATAATAAGTATTTTCTCTCCAGAATGTTCTTTAACCAGTTCTAAAACTTTTTCAAGCTTACCTTCATAATCAGCTAAAAGATTAGTTCTATTGCGTATAATCTCATAAGTTTGTGTAGCTCTATCTCTAAGATTATTAGGATTATAAAGTTCATCTATTTGTCTATTATATTCAAAAGACATATCAAGATGTTCATTCCATCCGTTTTCTTGAGCAATTTGAGCACAAATAGTAGCAGAAGAAATATTTAGTACTGTGTTACCAATACGAGCTTGTTGCATAATATCAAAAGAACCAAAGATATTAAGACTAGTTTCAATATATTTACAATAATATTGATAAAGCTTATAATCTTCACTATCCTCAGGCATTACTACATCAATCAATGTTTCTTCTACGGGGGAGCTTACACGCAATGCATCTATTTCAGCTTGCTTAAAACAGTCAAGAAGAGGTGCAATTTTATACAATTGAGTACTATCTGCATTTTTGGAAAAGAGTTTGTTAAGAACTACTAGAAAATATCTGCATCTAGCCATATACAAGGCAATACCTAAATCATAACTATCAGGTCTATACCAAATACATAGAGTAGCTGCACTATTCCAACCACCATTTTTGAGAAACTGAAGTGTAAAGATACGAATTAATTTAGTATCAACAAGTTTCTTAAATTCAGCATTATTTTCTTCGCTATCAGTGGTTGTTAGAAATTCTATAAGTTCTTTTCTTTGTCCAAATTCATTAACTATAATAACAGTTGTAGCAGTAGGACTTCTTGCATACAGTCTTGTTAAAATATCATATACTAACACTTTATCATTAAGAGGGGCTGGAACAAATGCAGTTCCAACCCCTTTGTTATCTCTCCAATTAAGTGCAGCATTTTCAAATATTTCGTCAGCCGTCATAATTTAATTAAAATCATCTTCATCAAATAGAGTAAGATAGTCTTTAGAATATTTTTTAAGAAGAAGTTTACCAGACTTAACACCTTTGTTAGCATCAGCTTTCATTGTAGATGAAATACCAAGCTTAATTGGGTCTATAATCTTATATGCTTCTCTGTAATAATATCCATAGTCTATATTTCTCTCTTCAATAGGTTTATCATCTAAAGAATTAAGAATTTGAACTGGAAGACCAGATGCAAGTTTTTGCCGTTTATGGTCATTAACATTCTCTTTTTGTATCACAACCCCTTTAGAAGAAACATAGAATCTAACGTGTCGCTGACTATGAACAGTAACAACTTTATTATTTTCTATAGTATCATAAACTACTTCAAATTGTTTACCAACATTTTGAGTTTTACAAAAATCAAGAATATCAGTACTTTTCTGAAGTGTTTCCATTACAGGGATATTATGATAAAGATATTCGAAAACAGCTTTTGCTACAATAGGCATATCATAACCTTTTTTCAAATCTTTAAGATATTGTTTAGGGTCTAATGCACCTTTTGCATCTACTTTTTCGTCAGGCCATACAGCAAAGTAATTATTTACATCTCTAGCAAAATATGCTTTATAATCTTCACTATCAGCACCCATTCTATTAGTTTCATTCCATCTTTTGGTTATATCATTAAATACTTCCAATTTATCTTTAGGAAGTTTAATAACAATACCATCAGTGTTTGCACTTATAACATGGATACCATTAAGTTCTAATTCTTCAACAAGAGTCATTGTCATTAATTGACCATTAATAGTAACTTGAAGTTGAGCAAATCTATCATAAAGAAAGAATAGTTCACTACCAAATTTACCATAAATAGAATTAATTACAATCTTAAGAGCTTCTGCTGCAATCTTATTTGGGACTCCAGCAATTATATAACCTTCAGAGTCTGGCGTATGCTTACATTTAACACGAGTATCACGAAAGTATCGCACCATATCCACAAAAACTTTATTGTTCAAGTGTTTAGGAGCAATATTATAAGAAACAATTATAGAAGGATAATAACTATTATAATCAAAATGCTTATAAATATATTTGTCATTAGACTCAAGTACAACAGGTACATCTTGAGTATGGATTCCTCCACACGCAAGAGTATAAGTTGTACCATAAAAAGTTATTTCTCTACAAAAGTCTTCTTTATTAGTATGATATACATACACTTTCATCATATCTTCAAGTAAATCTTGAAGTTGTTTAGTCTTAAATTTAATATGAGGGAAAATAATCTTATTGAAACTAAGACGAGTTCTTTCAGTACGTCCTTTCTCAAATTGACTTTGATGAAGTCCACTCATTTTAGAATAAAAGGCTATAGTAAGCTTATCAGCGATATTAGCACGAGCACTACATAGAACATTAACTTTGAAAGCCTGGGTTATTGAATATCTCAATTTAATTTCATCAGGCTTTTGTCTAGCCATTTCACAAACAAGAAATACGTCATTTTTGTTATAATAAAGCATTGGTTCTACATACTTAGGAAGAACATATCGTTCAAAATCATTAGTAATAAGTTCATTTAGATGTTCTAAACTCATACCACGATATCTATCAATATTCTTCCAATAAGCATCATATTCTTCTTTGTCTATAGGCGGGAGAGTAAAGTCGAGTAGTTCATGCCATTTAAGATTAATAGAAGTCTGTTTAAGACTCTTACCAAACTTATTACGGTTACCTTCTTTATCAACTACAACGCTTGCAGAATGAAGACCGTAAACACGCTGAAGGTCAACAGTAGCATAAGGAAGTTTATAATACTTCAATAAGTCTATATCTTTATCACCATAAAATGCATCTCTATCACCTTGAAGTTTAATTATTTTCTGACTAAGATTAAATAGATATTTAATCAAATTCTTAGTACTATCATAGCGATTATAATGCATCATAAAACCTTTTATCATAAGGTCATCATATCCTTGATTATTAAAACCAAATAAATCAGTTCTAACAGGAATCTGAGTAACATTACCGTTTTCATCTTCTTTCGTATCGTAATGAGATTGCATATTGTTAATATAAGCAACTAATTCAACTAATTGAGAATCATCGGTATCACTAATCCAAAAGATTTTACTTTTAACTTTATCAAGACGAGACTTAATCTCAGCTACAGAAAGTTTTTCTGGTAACGCTATAGGTTTACCTTTAGCATCAACACAATCTGAAAATGTTTTCATATAATCTTGTAAATCTACAAAAGTAACACTAAAGAGATTTATGAAGATTTCTACGTCAAATGCGAGAGATTTAATCATATCTTGACTAATGATAAAATTAAGAATTATTTATACTTGAATATTTATTGTATTCCATATTGTTTTTCTAATAAATTTAACTTATTTTCAAAACTAGTTGAATTGTCTATAGTTTTACCATAAACACTATAAACAATAATTTTTATAGCATTATATGGTACTTTAGCTTTATCAGCTATTCTTTTAATTCTTTCAGCTATTGTCATAACTTAATTGTTTCTACTACTTTCTTTGTAAGTTGCCCCTCATAACCACGAGCTTTAAGCTCATCTATAAGTTCTCTACTACTAAAGTCTTTAAATTTTTCTGTTGCTCCAGATTCTCTTCTTCTGCAATCATTACATATCTTACGATAGCCACTAGCATATTTAGCAAAATGACTAAGAGGAAGCTCTTTGCCACAACAAGAACATTTCTTTAATTGTCCTGTATATTCAGGTTTAACATCTATCTGACACATATTTTATTTACCAAATTTAAGATAAAGTTTATTTTTACAACGAGAACAAGCCACATATAGTCTACGATTAACTTCCTCAGCATCAGAATAAGGATATCCATTTCTATCGAATACAATATCATTAACATCAACTAGAGAAGTATCAAAAGTACTACCCTGACTCTTATGAGAAGTCAAAGAAAAACCATAATCTAAATCTCTACTAAACATTATAGTCCCATTCATAGGATTAATAATATTAGTAAGAAGTAAGCAGGCTTCTTTAAAAGCATAATAATCTCTCCATTTTTGAGCTTTAAGCGTAGACCTTGCAGATTTAGCAGCATCAATCATACCTTGTGAAATTTGAAGATATTTCTCAATGGTAAATCTATCACTATGGTCAATAACAAATAATGAAGTAGATATATCACCTCCATGAATAGCTTGAAATCTTACAACAAAACCTTTCAATCCATATGTTGGATGAACAGAATTTGCTATATCTTTAATAATGTATTCTTCAGAATTCTTAATAATACAATCATTAAATTGATTTACAATAGTTGTATAACTAATAATCAAGTCATTCTTCGTAAGTACAGATACATCACTATCAGCTATAATTGCATTTCTAATAAACTTATTCCATTTAGAAACAGCCATATTAGTGTATGCTATAACTTTAGCATAATCTACATTACGAGTAAGTTCTTCATCATTAAAGTTATTATAAACTATTCTGTCAAACTCTTCAGGGGTGCAAACTGCATATCCTTTAGTATAATCTGCATTAAACTTTTCTCTAAATCGTTGAATATGATTTAAAAAGTTATAACTCTTATGTTCAATATCATAACGAAGAAGTTCAAGCAAATAACTTACAGGATTATCTTCACCTTGACGTACAATTTCTTTTAGAGCAAAAGTCTTAGTACCTTTAAAAGCAGAACTATATTTCTCATTAACAGGAGCTAATTGAGAACTATCACCAATATAAATGATTTTACATTTATTAGTAACACAAGTTCTTTCAAGAAAAGTACAAAGACCTCTATTTATCATAGAAGCTTCATCAACTATATAAAGTCTATAATTTCCAATCTTAATCTTACCTTTTGGGTCAAAAGGAGGATTATTCAAATCAAACTTCTCAACATCAAAGTTAAGACGAAGACCTAAATCAGATTGAATAGTATTGGCTTTTATACCTGGAATATGAATACTTTCTCCTAGTACTCTACAAGCTTTATGAGTAGGTGCAGCAAGACCAATCAATGAATAAGATGTAGCACTATTAAGAATTAATGCTTTAACAAGATAAGTCTTACCAGTACCTGCAGCACCAGTTAAAGCTCTTTTATAATCTTTTGGGTCAAAAGGACTATCAATAAACTCTATAAGTTTATCATAAGCTATTTTTTGGTCGTTTGTAAAACTACTAGTATTTGCTCTATTAGTGTTTGCTGGATTAATAGGAACTATACTCATAACATTTAATTATTTTCGGGTTGTAAAACCTCCATTGTATAACCATCTACTCCAACAAGACTTTTGAAATCAAACTTCACAATACCATTATCTTTAACAATATAACCTCTTACAATCCAATTAGGAGCAAAAGGAATATACTGTTCAGGAAGACCTGGCATAAATTTAGCATGCATAGAATTTCTTATAAACCTGGTATGTCTACCTTTACTATCAACAGTCCTACTAAATACATTAGTTTTACCTGTTAAATCATAAGAACGTTCAGTAAAGTCTAAAATAAGTAAATCAGGATTAACAGGGTCATTACCCATAGTTATAGAAACTTTATAAGTTCCTTCTTCATCTTTAAAAACTCTACCTTCAACAATCTTATTAGTAGTACGTTTAATACCATTAGAAGTTCTATTACGTTTAGGCTTAGGAACCGCTACTTTGAACGGCATTACTTTAAGTAAACCCATAACTACTTCTTTTTAGATTTCTTAGTCTTATCAGTTAATTGATGTTCTTTTTTAGCTTTCTTATTTGTATTGTCAGAATTAGAATTATCATAAGATGTAATAGTTCCAACTCCAGCACTATTATCCCAAATAAGATGCCAACCACAGTAATGTATAAGAAAATCAATTTTACCCCACATACGAATACCAATAGTAGTACTCTTTGCGCATCGTAAAGTCTTATTAGAATAATCGACTTTACCAATACGACTAAAACTTCTTAAATCTTTGTTTTCGTCATGTTTTGCCATTTTACAACAAATTTTAAAATTAATATTAAGTTTATAAGCTCCCCTGTAGAGGAAATTGTGAATTGTTACCCTAACTGGACTCGAACCAGTACTAACAGAACCAAAACCTGTTGTGCTACCATTACACCATAGGGCAATACCAGATTATTCTTCTTGAACAGTATCTATAATAATAGTAGGTTCAGAACAATCGTAATCTAACTTATCGATTATAGTACATACGCATCTAGCATTATCATATAATACATCATTAAACTTATCAAAATCTTTAAATAGTTTAATGGCTTCTTCTCTATTATTAGCTGCAATTATAGCACAGCCATAAGAGTGTTCAGTAGTTGGAATTATTTTATATACTTTCATCATATCTTTCTTTAGGAATTAAACGTACATCTTTATCTACATCATAATATGATTCTTCTAAAAACCAATCTTCAGCCATATATTTTTGATAATCAGGCCAAGGAAGAGCAACATAAGTTTTAATATTTTCAGGCATAATATCTAAGTTTAAGTTATTCTACATTTTGAAATTCGATTTCGGATTGCCTACATAGTCAGCTTAATAATTAATCATCAGAGATATTTGAAATTAACATAAGCCACAATAGGCACTAAATAGAGGATTTTATGCAGTTATAACTATCTTATTATCTGTTGTGAAGGCTGCTTTTTCAGACATACCAAGTTTTTGAGCAATAATATTAAAATGATTAGTTTCATATTTAAGACTATCAATATCAGTATAATGACTCATATTCTTGATATAATCATCAACACAATCTTTACACATAACTTCGTTAATACCTGCAATATAATAAATGTCTTTATGTTCTATTTGAGAGTTACAACCTCCACAAATTATAGCATTAAGACAACCAGTAACTTCGATACCGAAACCAAGTCCAGATGCTTCTGCACCATTTATCTCAATAACGAGAAAGTTTTTATCGTTTGTATATACTTTAGCCATAATAATCAATTTTAAAATAAAAGACACTCCTACTCTCACGAGCAAGAGTGCCATCATCTTCAATAACCGTATTAATCTTTACAACTATGTGGTTAAATAATTGCAATAGAAATCGCAATAACCGCAATAACAGTCATAACATAAGTAGCAACTTTCCACATACCAAGTTTACCAGTAAGAGTAATAGCTTTCTTATTCTCTTTTGTGAAAAGGTCTCTAGCATTGTTATAGTCTAAAGTAATAGCATCATTCTTTTCTTGAAGAGTCTTAACTTTGTCTTTATAAGATTCAAGAGCTTGCCTAGTTCCTTCCATATCCTTATCAAAGTTATTAACTCTTGTAGAAAGTGCATTAATTTCACTTTTGAGATTTACAATCTGATTATTCAGATTACGTTCAACCTTATCCTTCTTAAGAATAATCTGGATAAGTTCATCACTACTCTTTTTGCCAAGTTTTGTTTGACGAGCTTTAACTTGACTAAGCTCTTTACTACTTTTTACCATAGTTTTAAAACGTTTTAAATTAATAATCACGCCTGTTGTCACAGGACTTTTCTTAATTGTACTCTCAACGAGAATCGAACTCGTATGCCAAGAATGAAAATCTTGTATCCTAACCATTAGATGATGAGAGCAAATAATACTACTATTATCACTAACCGTAGTATTATAGAATTCAATAATTTCGGATGTAAAAAATATTATTACGTCGTGAACTTGAAGAGAGTCGAACTCTTAACCTACAGATTAGAAATCTGTTGCTCTATCCTATTGAGCTACAAGTCCAGGTGGAGGAGATTTAATATTGGCGATATTAGCAGTGCCACTGGCATAACTCTTAACACATTTGGTACTCCTCCTAAGAGTTATTCAAATTCTATATCACAATCATCATCGTCTTCGACCATTTTAGTACCATAAAGGTCTATATCATCAAAGTCTTGATTAACTGTTTCAAAGTCCATTTCAGCAACATATTCTTCTTCCATACCGATATAATTTAATATAATGTACGGGTACAAATATAATAAATAATACCGATATAGAAGAAGAATTTGCAGATATTTAACCTACTTTAAGATTTCGGGAGTGTCAATGAAATTGATGTCAGTATAAGTAGTAATATAACTAACATCATCTCTATCTTCGTTAATTTTTTCGATAAATTCGTATTTAAATCTAACTGTACAGTCTATATTATCCACTGACCCAATACTAATATTTTTAATATTATATCTATTGATGTTAGACATAATACGTTCAGGATGTTTTTCAATAAATTCAAGATTTACTTTTTCTGGAGTTATAAAAGCATTTTTATCAAGAAGTATATCAATAATATGACCAGCTTTGTTATCATTATAATCATAATTGTTACCAATATGTTCGACTAATGCTTTCAGAACTAAATCTTTAGTTTCTTTTGTAGCAGCCATAAGAACTGCATTGAAAATCTTTGGATTAATCATAATTACTTTCCTTTCTTACCTTTATATTCTATATTAAGTTCTTTACAAATTTGTTGAGAGATTTCAGGACCAAGATAATTCCTATATTCTTTTCCAGTTTTAGCACTTACTTTTATTACAAAGCAAGAACCATTACTAGAAATATATACAGGGTATTCTTTACCTTTTCTGTCTTTCCAAGTAAACTTTGTCTTAACAGGTTCAGTTTTAACTCGCTCCCCCGTAGAAGAAATGAATGTGTTGCCACTACGAGTATAAGTCTGAGCATTAGTTACACAAGCAGCTGCCAATATAAATAGCAGCATTACCAATAATCGTCTTATTTTAATCATAAACTTTATCGTAATTAATAGGTTTGTATAATTTATCACTAAGAACTTGTAGTTCAATTCTTTCATACTCTGTAAGAGCATCTTTAGATTTTAGAGCGTTAATACGTTCAGCTTGTTCTTTACTCATATGCTTATCCTTTTAGGAGTACCACACATATTGTGCTTTTTAAAGTTAAGAATGGCAAGAGCATAAGCTTTTCTTTCACTAGTTGTGCTAACAGTAAGAGGATGAGTTAATTTATCCTTCTTGTTACTACTTTCATAAAAATAAATCATAGCTGTAAATTTTAAGTTGTTTTTATTAAAGATTTTGTTTTATTAAACTTAGAAGATGTATATCGCAACAACAAAGATAAAGTAGATAATCTAAATCATCCTTGCTGCTGCGACTGTTACATATAATTCTTTCTACAGGCGTGCTGATACTAATCACATAACTTTCATTATATACTTAGCATCTTGCTTTTCTCTTTCTGTTCCTGTTGATAGAATATCATCATATATAGTTTTAGCTTCTTTATATGCGTCACCAGCTAATGCTGATACTAATTGTGAAATTTTGCTCATAGTTGTAAAGTGTTTAATTGTTATAAAGTTGAATGTGATGATAATAACACACCCGCAGATTAGCAATGCTATGTTCTTCTCTACGGGCGTGCTAGTATAATATTATTTATTTAATTCATTTAATATTATGTTAAAGAAAGGTGATACATTTATTCCAACCTTTTTTATTGCTATAGATATAGCTTTTCTATATCTTTTATCTGCTTCTTCTATACCATCTAAATATGCTTGTCCTATTGTATTAGGAAGTTCTGATAATGTTAATTTATCTGGTGTTATAGATTCAAGATACTGTTCTTTTGTTAAATGTTTCATAATTGTAAAGTTTTAATTGTTATTGAATTGAAGATGATAAAGAACATAATCTTTTATACTCAACCAAGTTTAGAGAGTTGGCATTATTTGAGTAATATTATTATAATAAAGATAATGTTCTTATAAATAGTGAATCAAGTGCTAAATAATAGCACAGACGAGAGAATAAAGATGTAAATGAGAGTAAATGAGAGAGAAATAGTGAGAATAGGCATTATTAAATTAAGAAAAGATGAAAGAGGTGCTGAGAGTTTGTGCAAAAGAGTGTGCAATGGAACTGCCCCACATAACCATACTTATCCTCATACTTCCTCTAATACTCCACATTTTGCACAACAATTTGCACAACTTACTCTTAATTTGCATTTATGTGCAACACAATGCGCAAACAAACTGGAAATCATACTATTACTTTTACATAAGTATGCAATCGTTTGCACAAAGTATTGCACTAAATGCTCACCTAAACACTAAAACAACTATTCTCTATTATTTTCAAATAACATATAGTCACACATATCATCACGCAGATTCTCGTCGTATTGAATGCCATTATCTTGCTCTATTTCAGAGCAAAGTTCTTCATAATACTTATTCATAATTTCCAAGATATTTTAGTTTGTTCTTTCATTGTAAAAACTGATACAATTATTAATACTGTTTCAATAAAATTCCACTTAAAACTTCCATAATCTAGAGAATCAGTATTCCAAATTAACAATAGTGCCCCTGCTAATGAGCAGAAAGATACTATTAATAGTTCTAATTTTATTAAATTCATAGTTGTAAATGTTTAAATTGTTATTGTTATATTGTTATTGTTATATTGGCATTATATATTTATATATATAAAGAGAACTGTAACTAACTGATAATCAAATAGTTATAGTCATTTCGGGAGTGCCTGAGAAAAAGAATTTTATTTTTAACGTACTTTATATATAAAAATTTTCTAATATGCTGAAATTTTTTTATTTTTGTACTATATTTCCTAAAGATACTGTTATGATTGAAACTGAATTAAAAGAAAAAATTAGTAATCGCTTTATAGCTAAAGCTAAAAAGATTAATTGTGACATTAAACTAGAAGATGGAACTACTATAAAATCTTATTATTATAGTAATGGTTTATCATCTAGTATTAGTCCTAAATTAAGACAATTACTTTATTGTCCTCCTAATGATTGGTCTGCTTTTGCAACTAGAATTTTATTTTATCTTCAGGATAAAATGACTTTCTCTTCTAATGTTGTTATTACAACTAGAAGTGAAATAATGTTTAATTGCAAAATAAAATCTACTAAAAGTTATTATGAAGGAATTGATACTCTTGTTAATTATGAAATATTAGATGTTAGAAAAAATAAATATGTAACAAATCCTAATTTCATAATAACTGGTAATTTAACTGAATTTATTGATAACTATAATAAACTTTATAACAATGAAACAGAAGATAATGAAAACTCCATTTGCTATTAATCCAAAAATTAAAGCACCTATAGTTTATACTTTTGCAAGCGACCAAGTTGGAGATAAAATATATAAAAGAAATGATAATGGTCTTACAGTTGATATACATAAATATTTTAATATTATTTTAGCATTTCAATCTAATGTTAAACCTACTACATTTAGATTTTTTATTTATATAACTTATTTATGCTCAGATAATTCTAATGTTATAACTATTTCACCTAAAACTACTATGAGTAAAATGAATATTTGTTTATCTGCATTTCGTAATAGTATTGATGAATTAGTTAAATATAATATTATAGCTAAAACTAATATAAGAAATACTTATATAATTAATCATAGAATACTTTTTAATAGCGATTTATCTAAATTCTATAAAGATTATAAAAAACTTTATGAAAATGAATAATAGTATAAACACTTATAAGAAAGTTTGCTTATCTGATTTGTTTTCATTACCATCAAAATTTGGTTCTTTGATTTCGGTAGAAGTTGGTTCTTTGATATGTTAGGCTGGCAAGGCAAAACTAACTGCAAATGAAGCATCAGAGTAATTAAAATCGAGGGAATCACTGCCAATAGAGTAATTCCCTTGAAGATTGTCTGTGGCATCACAATGGACACCACAGACAATAAGAGATTAGAAGCCAAGAGCACGGTCAAGACGAGCAGCTACTCTATCATCGAGCTTGAGGCTCTTGATAGTCTTTACATAACCAGTGTTCTCGTAGCGATAGCCATCAACTTCCTCGTTCTCTGTAACGAACTTGAAATCAACACTAATAGTAGCACCAGTAAGGAGTTTAATCCAATCCTCACCTGACAAGTGCTGACCACGCAAAGAACGAAGTTCAGCAATGTCAGCATTAAGAGGATAAGTCTGACGAGCAAGGTCAGCATAAGACATTGAGAATGAAGTATCCTCAGTCTGAACCATTGCACCATTCTCATCTGCTTTGTAAGCAGGAACGTTTTCATTAACGTTAAAGAGAACTGACTCATCGAACGCAATAACTGATAAAATCTTCATAGTTGTAAACCGAGCAAAGTGTCCTCGGTAAGGCTCAATATTATTAATAATACGAACAACGTGAGCGACATTATTCGTAACACAAAGTTTTCTCTGTGCAAAAATTGGTTCTTTGATAATATTAGGTTTGGTTTTTGAAAAAGTAGCCTGGGGGGCATTCAAGTTGGCTTAAGAGTGGAGGGGAGCTCTGTCAATAGGTTCACCTTTACACCTATACATTCTACTTTTGCCTTCATTACATCTAATCCTAAATTCATCTCCTTTACTTGATTAGCTATTATCTTAACTCTAAGCTTCACTCTCTTACCTATACATAGCATTTTCTCCAATTTTGTTCTAACACCAAAAAGTCCATTAGTAGCTGATTAACTTTCAGTATTGTTTTTATCTCTTCCTTAATTTATAAATTCATCTCTATTACATAAGTGAAATATAGCACTTTTATTATCCCCCTCTTACACTTATATACTCCACTTTTTCCACTTTTACCTCTATCTTAATCAACTAAATTATCATCGTCTAATTCTCAACATCACCTGATTAGTTATAAGCATTTTCTTCTTCACTCTTCTTATTATAATCTTTTACTTTATCAAGTTGTCATATCAAATTTTCTAACATTAGCTCTAAGCACTTCTCTAATCTTCTTCTTAAAAATTCTCACTTCAATCTTTCTAAGCTCTTACTTAATTTTACTCTAATCTTTATAATCTTCAATTCCATTATCATAATCATATAATAAAATCTTCAATAAAATTAATTATCTCTAACTATAACACAAAAATAAAAGCTAAGACTTTCACAAGCCTCAGCTTCACAACCATGAAAACCGAACTAATTATCTATTAACCTATCGCAAACAAGACCGCTGTCTAACCAATAACTAAAAACCTAAAACTATGAATTACTACTAAAACAATTTAATACTATAAAAAGGTTAATAAGATAATTATTTTTAAATGTTACGCTATTATTAAAATTACTATTCACATAAATCTTTTTACCTATTGGCAGCAAAGTTACAACAACTTGAGCAAATTTGCAAATTTTTTAAGATTATTTAATAAAATATGTACTTCTATTACTATTTCATCTATTACTTATACTTATAATCCTGATGATATATTACTTAGATTATACTATTAATAGTACTTATGTTACTCGTGCTTGTAAGCACCCCCGTAGAAGAATTGATGATTAGCTTCAAGCCACTACTCTCTTTATTACTATCATTAATACTCTCACTAACTTTACTAATACTATGTTAAGGAATGTTAATTAAAATATGTTAATATTAAAAAATTTCATTATATGGAATATTATGTTTATCTTTGCCTTAAATAGTGGTCGGAACATTAATTTAAATTATATTTTCTATGATTTATACTCCTTACGGAATAGTTCAGCAAAATTACGATTATCGTCCTTACAATGCTGATAACTCTACAAATACTGGCTATAATGTTCCTACACATAATGGTAATAATACAAACGGGTAAACCCAAATTATTAATTTAAACATTTAAGTAAAATGAAAAATTTCAAAGTTAATGGAGCTTTAGGTGAGTTTGAACTTAGCCTTCCTGAGAGTCTTGAAGAGATTCCTGTTGATTATTTTAAAGAATGTACTGATTTTGTACATCCTGCTCCTAATTATGCTTTAGTTGCTATTGTGTATAAGGATTCTCTGAACCTTATTCTTACTGCATCTAAAAAGAACGAAGGTGCTAGTGTTGCTATTGTTCCTGTTTTTATTAAGTCTGGAACTACAGATTCGGAGTTTGTTAATAGTTTGAATATGGGAGATAAGATTGTTGTTTCTGCCAGCGACCTTTCTATTGGTAATCACATCAATTCTCCTTATAATAAAATCACTCCTGATAACATTGTTAGAGTTTGTCAGAATGCAGGTAAGGAATTTTATCAAAGTACTCTTGAGTTACATACTCCTATTTGTCTTGTCGAATTTAAGTTAGTTCCTATCGGTGCTATTAAATCTAAACTTGATAAGACTAAGAATAGTTTTGTTAATCCTTTTGTTCATAAGGTATTTACTAATGGTGGGGAAGCTTAATCATCACTTTCTCTACGGGGGTGCTTGTTGAGGTGCTGTCCTTATAAGAACCTCCGTAGATACTAATAGAAATAAAATGACTGATACATATAAATTTCCAGGCGGTAATGATGTTAAGGTAGTTCGTAAAGAAGATATCATTAACACTATTAATTGTAACATTGTTGACAAAGAAGTAGCACTAGCTATTGTTAAACAATGTGAAGTTGATGCTGCTAACTTTTTGCGTAAAGGTCGTTGGACAGGTATTCCTTTTATGGGTAGCATTAAAGTTCCTGATGTTGTTAAAATGTCTAATACACCAGAACAAAAACAACTTATTGATGATGCTATTCATACTATTACTAATGAACAGTTTGTAATGTTTAGAAGGGAACTTGCTTATAATAATGAAAAGCGAGTTAAAGCTACTAGATATTATAACTATGTTTTAAGTATGGCAGTTGCTAAGAACAGAAATCTATTTAAGAAACTATGTAAAGAGAAAGGTGTTGGATATGCTCGTATTCATTTCTTTCTTATTTCTAGTATTACTGCTATTGAAAATGAATATGTTCCTGTAGAAGATGAAAACGGTAACTATTGATAGTTTACTTGTTGTTGATGATACAGGAATGCCTAAGGCTCCTGGAATTCGACAATTACTTGATAGAGATATTAGAACTCTCTACAGTAGAGATAAATCTCCTGATAAGAAACAATATATGGCTGAAGCTATAGTTATTTATCAGTTAGGTGACCCTAAATCTCCTGCTAGACAATCTGGATTAAGTGAAAGAGAAGCTCTTCAATATGCTATTGAACAAGCAGGTCTTGATAAAGGTTATATTCCTGATTCTCTAGTACTTCGTCTTATTAAGAGATATGAAGATGAAAATCTTACTGAAGCTGGTCGTGTTGTAGAAAATATACTTCAGACTATTCATAATGTTAATCTTCTTATTAGCCATCTTAATAAGTACTTTAATGACCAACTTGCTAAACCAACTCTCAGTGGTGAAGAACTATCTGTTATGTTTGGTAATATAGCTGCGGTTAAAAAAGAAGCTGGAGATATTCCTTCTATACTTAAAAAGCTTGAAGAAGCTAAACAAAATTTAATGTATGAACAAGAAACAGAACTTTCTCGTGGAGGTAATGCTGTTTTAAGTTCAATGGATGCTGAAGATAATTAAGCTATGGATAATAGATATAAAGATAACTTTCTTTTCTTTGACGAAGGTCCACATAAATATACTGATACTCTTGGGAATGAATATCGCAGCGTAACAACTTTGATTGGCGATTATTATAATCATTTCGATGCAGATTATTGGGCTCATAAGAAAGCTAAAGAACAAGGTAAATCTGAAAAACAAATCCGTGCTGAATGGGATAGAATTAAAGATGAAGCTTGTGAAAGAGGGACTGCTACACATAATGGTATAGAAGATGCTATTAAAAGTGTTAGTAAGTTTAAAGAAGCTATAAGATACTTAGAAGAAGCAAAGTCTGGAAGATGCATTACTATTGCAGATATTCCTGATTTAATACCTAGACCTTTAGATGTTGAAGAATTTAAAGCAGCAACTAATAATAAATATCCCGAAATATATAGAGTGTTTGATTTCTATACTGAGCGAGGATATACTATCTACTCCGAAATTGGAGCATTCCTTATTGACTACCTTATTAGTGGAACTATTGATATTTTTTGTTATCGCCCTACTGATTTTGTAATCCTTGATTGGAAAACAAATAGAGATGGTCTTAAGTTTGAAGCTGGATATTATAAAAAAGATAAATCTACAATTCCTAATCAACTAACTAATGAATGGGTTAAGAAAAAGCAAAGTATGCTTCCTCCTCTCAATCATTTGGATGATTGTAATGGTATGCATTATACTATGCAGCTTTCTCTCTATGCTATTATGGCTGAAATTATTTTGGATATTCCTTGTATAGGATTAGGTCTTTGTCATATAGGTAGTCCTTGGATTCTTAATAAATATGGTCAACCTCTTAGAGATAATGAAGGCTATCATGTTGACCCAGATGGTGAAGAAACAGTTAAGTGGTTTAAAATACAATATCTTAAGAATGAAGCTAAGGCTCTTCTTAAAGATAGATATTATAGATTGAAAGCTGACAATAAAACAAGTAATCAACAACTAAGTTTATTTTAATATGATTAAAAATGCTCTTTATAGTAAAGTCAAAGATTATGACTTTGAGAAACTATTTAAAAAGAAAGGTTATGCCTATTTTACTAATGGCGCTTATAATTTAAATATTATTGGCGTTCGTGCTGCTGGTCGTAATATAACAAATAGTTTTGACGATGTTCTTGTATTGATTTACAAAAGTCCTAGTGGACAATGGCAACGTCAAATTTATAATATTACTACAGACCCAGGTAGATATTATATGCTTAATCCTACTACTCGTAAAGGTACAGCTATTCTTGTTCCTGGTCAATATCGTGGAGCCTATCAAATAGATAAACATCGTGGTAAATACCTTGCTCTTTGTCAGAGAAAGCCAGTTAAAGTTTATCGTGATAATAATAAAAATCAAGTATATGATTGGGATATTAATAGTTTAGACGAAGGAATGTTTGGTATTAATATTCATAAAGCTGGAAAGTTATCTCAGCGTGTTGATACTTGGAGTGCTGGATGTCAAGTTTTTGCTAGTGAAACTGATTTCAAATGTTTTATGAATTATTGTACTAAACAAGTTCAAAATGGTCTTGGTAAAAATTTTACTTACACATTACTTAAAGAGGAGGAATTAGTATGAAAGACGAAAGTGTTACTTATTTTGAAAGAAGTTTATTTATAGTTTTTGTTGCTATACTTTTCTTTATAGTAGGATTTGTTGTAGGACATTTTGTTGTGCCTAATAAATGCACACCTGTAGATAATAAAACTATAGATTCTCTTACACAAGTTAATGATAGTATAAAAATAAAAATTGAAAAATTAGATAGTATTAAAAATGCAAAAGTTATTGAGGTTAGTACTCTTGATAATGATAGTACTCTTAAGTTGTTCTACGAGCTGGTGTCAGAATGATAATGTTACAATTTCTTCTACAGGGGAGCTTACTGCTACTCCTGACTCTGTACTTATTGCTTTTGATGACCTTCGTAAAGCTAACGCAAAGATGGTCGAACTTAAGTATCAGAAAGAGATTAATGATTCACTTCGTTCAATTATTAAGAATGATGACATCATTATGCGAGAATACAGCCGTAACGTTGATGCTCTTAAGAAACAAGTTAAACAAGTTAAAAGACAACGTAATCTCGCTATTGGGGGAGGAGTACTTGCCACGTTATCCATGGCTTTACTCGCAATATTCAAATAAGAATGGAACAGAGTGTTGAGAAATATATTAAAGATTATCCTTTTCTTCAATATATAAATGAAGATAAGAGTCATTATAAGCATGCAAAAGATGCAGGCTATGATGACCCTGATGATTTGTTTCTTATTGGAGAGTCTGGTGGTTTTCTTCTTAATATTCAACCTGGAGATAGATTTGTAAATACTCATCTATTTACAGAAGCTGCTGATTTCTATCGTAAAAATAAATGTTATACTTTTTTTAAACAAGATAGTGTTCCTCATAGACGTTTTAGAAAGAGAGAAGAGTATCGTCGTAAGCACGGTTTTACTGCTCCTTGTCTTATGCGTAATGGTGTAGTTCAAGATATACGTATCACTGGTGGTATGTATAATTACTTGAACTATACTATGATTGAGCAACTTGATACTAAATCAGCTAAAGCTACAGATAAAGCCTCAACAGGTAGAAAAGTATATGACTTTCCAAAGTTTATTGATGCTCAATTTTGGACTTGGCATATAATGGAATTTGTTCAACGTAATGGTTTTCATCTTATTATAGATAAAACTAGACGTGGTGGATTCTCTTATATTATGGCTGCTGATTCTGCTAATGACATTAATCTTAATAGTAGAAAAACTTTAATTCACGTAGCAGCTGATAAAAAGTATCTTACAGCAACTGGAGGTCTTACTGATTTTACAATTAACAATCTACGTTTTTATGAAACTAAGACTCCTTTTGTTAGAGGTATTCTCTCAACTAACTCAGAAAACTTTAGACTAGGCTTTAAACTTCCTAATGGTACAGTATCTCCTAAATCTTGGAATAGTGCTTTGTTTAGTGTATCTGCGATGAATAATCCAGATTGTGCTATTGGTAAAGACGCTATGAAAGTTAAGGTTGAGGAGTTATCTACTATGGATAACTTTGATGACTTTATGTCTGTAACTGAACCTGCTATGAGAACTGGTAGTTATGTTACAGGTAACCTTTTCTGTTGGGGTACTGCTACTTCAGGAAATATGCAAGTATTTGAAACTAACTTTTATTCTCCGCAATCATTTGGCTTTATGCCTTTTGAAAATGTTTGGGATAAAGATAGTCGTAATGAATGCTGTGGATATTTTAAACCTTATGCTTGGGGTCTTCAAGGTCAGATTGGTGACCAGTATGCAATGGATGAAGATGGTAACTCTAATCTAACTATTGGTCTTCAGATTGCGTTTAAAGAAAGAGAACATAAGAAAGCTACATCTAAGACTTTTGCTGACTATATTAATTATCTTGGTCAGTATGCTAATATGCCTTCTGAGTCTTTCAGTTCTACTACTGAAAACTTATTTAGTAGTGAATCTCTTATGTCTTGGGAAGAAACTCTTAGAACAGATAATAGATTTAAGTTCTATGTTGATGGTACTGTTATTGAAGACCCTAATGATAAGAGAAGAGTTATCTTCAAAACTAATGCCAGAATAGAAGCTGAAGGAGGAAAACTTAATCAGGATTTTTACGAATGGATACAAGGTGTTCCTCGTAAAGGTCATGAACACCCTCATGGCTGTGTTCGTCTTTGGTTTAATCCTATTAAGGTACAATATACAGATAAGGATGGAAATCAAGTTATGGGAACTCCTCCAGGTATTTATTCTATAAGCTATGACCCTGTTGGTGTAAATAAAGAAAATAAAGCTATTACAAATAAACATTCTCATAATAGTATTAAAGTTTGGATGGAACCTTGTCAATATAACAATTTTAAGCCTGCTCTTGCTGCTGCTTATTATGGTCGTCCTGAAAAACTTGAAGAGGCTGATTGGATATGTTATTTGCTAGCTAGATTATATAATTGTGTGGGTACTGTTGCCGTTGAAATTAACAGAGGTGAAACTGTAAGTAACTTTACTAAATGGAAAGCTTTACGTTATCTTATGAAAGACCCTGTAGAAATATGGGATACTTCTCTTAAAGGTAAAGTAGCTGGTACTTATGGTGTTAATATGGGTGATGGTACTAAGAAACTCGAAGGATTACGTCTGCTTAAAGAAATGCTTTACACTGTTATTGGTAAAGATGAATTAGGTCATGATGTATATTTTTTCCAAACTATCTATGATTATCAATCTATTCTTGAACTTAAAAAGTGGAATAATTTTGGTAACTTTGATAGGGTCTCTGAGATGATTATGAGAGCTCTTCGTTGGCGTCTTTTTGATGTTCAAGCTGCAAAAGAACTAGCTCATCGTAAGAAAATAGAAAAGAATAGTGATAATATATGGACTAGAGCCTGGTATTGAATTAATTAAAATAAAATGGAATTAGGTAGAATTGATAGAAACTTTCCACAACAAAGAGTTCCATATTCTGAAAAACAAAAAGCAGAATGGTATGCGAATTCTATAGACTATATCATTGATATGGGTCTTAGTTGTAATGATAGGAATGATACTGAAAGAAAGTTAGATATTCTTCATGGTAACATTCCTAATGAGTTTTATAAAAAGACTCTTAACCCTTATAATAGTAATAACGAGAAATATACTCGTTTCCCTGCTACTATGAGGAATCTTGATATTATGTCTGATATTATTAGAAGATATGTATCTGAATACTTTAAAGGTATTCATGAGTTTATTGTATCTGCTAGTAATCCAGAGATTGTTATTAAGAAATCTGCTAAACTTAGAGAAGAGATTGGTATTATGGCTTCTCAAGCTTTTCAGCAAGAGTTTGAAAAAAGACTTCAACAAATGCAAGCTGAGGCTGCTCAACAAGGTGTTCCACCAGAGCAAATTAATCCTCAAGAAGCTATGCCTAATCCTGAAGAGTTTATGAAAAACTTTAATGAGAAATATATTGATGACGAAAGTAAACAAGGACAAGATGTTCTTAATTTTGTTAGAAGTATTACTTCTGACATTATGATTTATCTTTCTGCTTTCTTTGATTATGTTTCTCTTGGTGAATGTTATACTTATTCAGATATTAGAGGTGAGAAAGTTGTTAAAGAACATATTCCTGTAATTGATGCATTTCCTATTCCTAACGGGGAGTTTTTTGTAGAAGACCATGATATGTTTGCAAGACGTAATCTTATGTCTTATCCTCAGATTCTTGATATGTTCGATGATGTTCTTACAAAAGAAGATAGAGCTTATTTAGAGAAATACTATGATTATAGTAGTGCTAGTGGTCCTACTCAACTTATGTATTCTAAATTCTTCGAATATTATCCTGATGTTTGTGAAAAGTTTACAAAAACAGAACGTGAACTATTTAAAAATGAAGGTGTACGAGTAGAAGCTGTTAATAACAATTTATATGAAGTATGGCACGTTGTTTGGAGAGGTTACGCTAGACAAGGTATTCTTACTTATGTAAACGAGGTAGGTCTTGTTACAACTAAAGTTGTAGATGAGTCTTATAAACTAGATACTAAAGCTGGAGATATTTCTATTGAATGGGCATACAAACCACAAGTTTATGAAGGCTATCGTATCGGTGGAAGATATACTGCTATTTATCCTATCAAGGCTAGACCTATATCCTTTGAACGTGATGGTAAACTTCCTTATAATGGTATTATGGAAGTAATTCCTTATATGGGTAAATTTAGTATTATCAAAACTATTACTCCTTTCCAGATTATGCGTAATATCTTTGCTTATCATCGTGAAATGGTTATAGCAAAGAACAAGATGCTTATTCTTCTTCTTCCTGAAAGTCTTGTATCAAGTAAGTCTGAAGATAGAGTTTATAGGATGGCTGCAGATGGTGTTCTTCTTGTTGATGATAGTGAAGATACTAACTCTCAGAAGATGGCTCAAGTAAGATTACTTAATGCTCAAATGGGAGATTACATAGCTCAAATTACTCAACTTATGGAAGCTACTCGTCAAGAGGCTTGGGATACTGTTGATATGAATGCTCAGCGTTATGGTGACATTGCTCAGTCTTCTGGTGTTGGTACAACTCAAGAGGCTATTGCTCGTTCATCTATGGGTAGTGTTATCATAGTTCAAGTTTTTGATGAGATGCGTCGTCGTGATTATCAAAGAGATATTGACTTCTGTAAACTTGCATTTATTGATGGACTTGATACTGCATACTTAGATGCAGATGGTAATCGTCATTATATTAGCCTTGACGTTAATAGTTTTGTATATTCTACATATGGAGTAACTGTTAAAAACGATGCTAAAGAACAAGATAAACTTCAACAACTTCGTCAATGGGCTTTTAGTGCTGCTCAGAACGGTGACCTTGATATGGCTCTTGCCGCTATTACAGGTGATAACATATCTCAAATTAAAGCAACTGTCCAAAAATTCAATGAAATAAAAGCACAACATGAAGAGCAAATGAAACAAGTTGATGCTCAACTCAAAGAAGAAGAGATTCAAAATAAACTTCGTGAGATTGAAGCTAAAGGTGACCAAGATAGACAACTTGAAGAACTTAAATTCCAACATGAAATGGCTCTTAAATATGTTGATGTTGATATGTCTATGCTCGGCAGTGCTGGTGGAGATGAAGCAGAACAAGCTAAGAATAGATTAGCAGCAGCTGTTGAAGATAACAAAGCTAGAAATGACCAAGCTAAGATAGAACTTGAACGTCAGAAGATGCAAGCTGATTTATATAATCAAGCTGCTGATAGAGCTGTTAAAATGGAAGATATTAAGTCTAAAGAACGTATAGCTAAGACCAATAAAAACAAATATGATAAATAATCTTAAAGAAAGGTTTAAGGGTTTTATTAAAGCTAAACACATTCCTATAAGTGAAGAAAGTATTGATAAAATGTTTTTGAATTATGATAGAGAAAATAATAAATTTGCTGGCTAGTATACCAAACGATAAACTATTACATTCGTATTTGGTATTAATACTTAGCTTGATATTCTATGATATACTAGAATTATTCTTACCTATGTGGTGGAATATACTTGTTACAACTATAATATCTACTATTATTATGATACTTAAAGAATGGTATGATAGTAAACATAATTGTACTCATAGTGTAGAATTAAAAGATGTTATAGCTGGTTATGGTGGTTTGATACTTGGATTACTATTAAAATTATTGTAGTTATGCCTACTAAAAGAAGAAGTTTAGAAAGTGTTCCTGGTATTGATAGAGGAACTATTAATCCTATGTCAGAAGAGTTAGCTGAATTAGCAACATCTTCTCAACAAAATAGAATAAATACTACTAAAGCTTCTACATATGCTTTTAATGTAGATGATATGGCTTATAGAATGAGAGAATTTCATCCAGAAATTACTCATGAACAAGTAGATAATGTTTATAGAACTACTCCTGTTATAGCTAGTGATAGATATAGAGGTCGTACACAAGGCATATATAATAACGGCGGTGGTGATAGTTCAAGAAGTAGGATTATGATATATCAGCCTGATACTATGTCTGATTATAAGCTACGAGATGTTTTAGGACATGAAAGTAATCATGCCGTTTATGATAAATTATATAAAGGAAAATTAACAGAAAAAGAAAAAGAATATTTAAATAATGCTTATCCCGAAGCTATTTTCAGAGAAAATGCTGATAGTAATGAAGAGCGTCATGCTGTAAACAAACAACTGAGAAATTTTGTTTCAGACCTTAATGGAGGAATTATAGGTGAAAGTCTAGATAAAGCTATAGATGAAGTTCCTGATAACGTTCTAATGGAACATTATTTCAAAAATATGGGTACTGGATATACTGACGATTATAATAATGGTAATTATTTAGGTGTAGATTCTTATAAAGGAGCTAAATTTATGAAAACTGCTGATGGTAAATGGGATTCTAATAAAATTAAAAATATTAGAGAAGCTATGAAACACGTAGCTAGTATCGATAGAAAATTTAGTATTAAAAACAAAAATAGTATATTATCATAATTGTTATAGTTATGCCCATTAGATATAAAAGTAAATACACAGGTGTTATACACGATACAAAAGAAGCCGCTATGAAGGATAATTGGCTTTATCTTAACAATCCTTCTTTTAGAATAGGTGTTAAACAAAATACTGTTAAACAAAATAGTGAACTTCGTATTCCGTTTATTCAAGATAAGAAAGTAAAGTTATCTAACGCTGGTCTTGCTACTGGTGCTATACTGTCTACTAATATGCTAGATAGTATAGCTAAGTATGCAGATAGAGCTGGACTTCCTCTTAAGACTGCATTAGGATTAGCTGTAAAAGAAAGTACTCTTGGCAATCCTACAGATGATACTAGTGTATACAAATTATTATCTAAAGAAAAAGAAGCATATTTTAGAAGTCAAGGTACTGGTCAGCATATAAATAACGGTCGTGATGTTGAAGCTAGAGAACTTATAAATTATTATGGGGATAATGATAATCCTTATACAGTTCTCATTAATACAGCAAGAAGTAGTAAAGACTATGTTGGTACTCTTCTTAAAGGAGAGAAATACGCTGATAGACTAGCTAAGAAAAAACAAGGTAGAGAAAAAACTAATGTTTTAGAAGCTGGTTTTAGATTTTATAAAAATAATCCTACTAAGTATAATCCTGGTCAACCTAATTATCAACAATTAGTTAATAAGCGAGCTAATGAAGTTTGGGCTAGTCCTGAAATTCAAGATTGGTATAAACGTAGTTTAGAAGATGGCAGAACTCAAAAGAAAGAAGGCGGTATTCATATAGCTCCTTCTAAACGTGGTACTTTCACAGCTGCTGCAACTAAACACGGTATGGGAGTTCAAGAGTTTGCTTCTAGAGTTTTAAGAAATAAAGAGGATTATTCTCCTGCTATGGTTAAGAAAGCTAACTTTGCAAGAAATGCTAGTAAATGGCATTAAAGGTATAATTTAACTTGAGTGCATTCCCAAGTTACTCAGTGTCCTGGTAGTATTAAATGTACTATTCAGGACACTTTATTTATTTGTAGGATTTAAAATTCATTTTGGCAGGCTTGCATAGTCTTGCTGAATAACTTATCGACCGACATATTTCTAAATAATGTGGCAAACGTAAGATAGCAAATAGAGAATTTTTAGATAGTATTTGCACCCCTTTAGAAAAGATTATTGATTACTGCTGAAGCTATTAAAGTTTATGCTTAAACTATTGGCATCATTAATTTCGTGCGTACCTTATTTAATTATGATGTCAATAGCGGTGGTACATATATTTATTAAAAAGTTTTAAAATATTTTGCAGATTGAGATAAAAGTATTATATTTGTAGCGTCTTATAACAAAGTAATAATTATTATAAATCTAAAGTTTAAGTTATGGCAGAAGTTGATATTGATTTTGAAGGTCAGGGCGGTAACGCAGATAATGGCGGCTCTGGTAACGGAACTCAAGGTGGCTCTGGTAACGGTGCTAATGGAGGTCAGCAAGGAAATGGTGAAGTTACTGCTTTGAATGGTGGCGGCACTGCTGATATTACTGGCAAAGATAACCAAGGTCAAGGTTCTGAAGGTAACGGTGATGGTCAAGGTAACCAAGGTGGTGAAGGTGAAGGTGATGGTGCTGGAGATGGACAGGGTAGTCAGCAAGATAACTCTTCTTCTACGGGGGAGCTTGTACCTGGTGACAATGTTGAATTTGAAGGCGAAACCTACACTGTAGCTGAGAATGGTGATTTAGTTGACAAAGATGGTAAAATCTTTAAAGAAGCTAAAGATGTAAAAGAATGGATTGAATCTCTTCAAGAAGAAACTGATGATACCATTAGTCTTGAAACTATTCAGGATGCTTTTGGTCAGACTATTGTTGGGGAAGATGGAAAACCTGTAGAATTTACGAATGATGCTGCTGGTGTTCAGGCTTATGTTAAAGCTGTAGTAGATTTACAGCGTAACGAAATAGCCGAAGGTGCTGTTAATAAATTGTATGCTGATAATCCTTTGCTTAAGCAGTTTATTGATTACGTTCAGGTTAATGGTTCTCCTCGTGGTTTTGGTGAACTTCCTGATAGAACTGGTTGGCAGATTGATAAAGATAATGCAGTTCAGCAGGAAACTATCGTTCGTATGGCAGCCAGAGAATTTGGTAATGCTTCTTTGAATGACAATTATATTAAATATCTTAAAGACACAGGTGGTCTTTATGACGAGGCTGTAAATCAACTTAAAGCTTTGCAGGATAAAGATAAAACTGTTAGAGCTGAGATTGAACAGCGTGCTAATGCTGCTCGTGCACAAGAGCAACAAGAAATTGAAACATATTGGAATAAAGTTAATGACGTTATTAACGGCAGAACTATTGCTGGATATAAACTGCCTGACAGTTTTGTTAAAGAAGTGGATGGTAAAAAGCAAACTCTAACACCTACAGACTTCTATAATTATCTTAGTAGGCAAACTGAAGTTGATGCTGATGGTAACAGAATTACTGGATATCAGAAAGACCTAGCGAATGAATCTGATGATGATTATTTAGCTCGTGAGCTAATTACTGCTTGGCTTATGTTTACTGGTGGTACGTATAAAGATTTAGCTACTATGGCTATTAAGGAGAACGAGGTTCGTACTCTTAAACTTAAATCAAAAGAAAATCGTGCTCATAAAACAGTAAAAGTGACTAAGCCTGCTAGTAAATCAACACTTGATGATGTTCTTCTAGGTTAATCACAACTAAAGTTTAATAATTAATTAAAAGTTATGTACAGACTTAGAGAAGTAAAACGTGGCACTTATGATGACCGTGGTTACTCTAATGAGGAAACCATTGCCAATCTTGCCATTACTAAAGCTGCGGAAATCAACAACGTTCTGACTTACACTTATGGTTATGACGATGATAGATTCCCGCTTACATTCTTGACAGAGGGTCAGGGTTCTATCGGTACAGTTGATATTGACACAGTTCAGTGGACTTGGAAGACTATGGGTCGTACTAAGTTTAATGACTATGTTCTTTGGTTCAACACTGCAAATACTACTCCTGGTAAGGGTGGTGCTCAATTTGAGGTTGAATTTGCTACTCATTGGTTTATTGAGCAGTATGGTTTGATTGCACCCGATGGTATGACTCAGGTTCGTATTATGAAAGACCTTGGTCCTGGTGCTCATGGTGGTTATCTTTATAGACTTCAAATTACTAGTCCTAATCCTAATGCTTTTGTAGACCCCGATTTGCTTGCTGTTGGTAAGTATTGGACTCTTAGCGCTCCTACTATCCCTGAGAGTTATTCTAAGGGTAATCGTAGTAATGTTATGGGACCTGGTAAGATGACTTCTCAACTTGAGTTCCACCGTTATTCTAAGGAAATTGCTGGTAATCTGAGTAACGTTATTGTTACTTATGAGTTTAGGACAAAGAATGGTGGTACTACCAATCTTTGGATTAACGAAGAGATGCGTCAGCATGACCTTCAGATTCGTGTTATGGATGAAGAACGTCTTTGGTTTGCAGAATATAACCGTCTTGAAGATGGTACTATTCCTTTGATTGACCCTGATAATGGTAATCCCATTCCTCATACTGCTGGTATGCAGCAGATTTGTCGTGAATCTAACTACGATACTTATGGAGAGCGTCTTACTCTTAATAAGTTTAATCGTACTATTGGTGATGTTCTTGATAAGTCTACCGATACAGGTTCTATGGAAGTAGTTCTTGGTTGTGGTAAAGGCTTTGTTGAGGACTTTGACCTTATGATTCGTGAGGATGCTAAGTCAGAAGGGTTCCTTACTCCTCTTGGTGATAAGATGATTGAGGAAACTGAAGGTGGTCTTTCTTATGGTAAGTACTTCCGTCAGTATAAGACTGTTGATGGTCATACTATTACTTTGAAGACTCTGTCGTTCTTGACTAAGGGTTCTCTTGCTGATAGTGACCGTGCTAATGGTAACATTCATCCTCGTACTGGTCTTCCTATGTGTTCTCACCAGGCATTTATGCTTGATATGAGTACTTATGAAGGTGTTCGTAATATTCGTAAGGTTCGTCAGAAGGGTCAGATTTATCATCAGGGTGTTCTGAAGGGTCTTACTCCTATTCCTGCTTCTTGGGGTGCTGTTCCTAACAATAGTATTTCTACTACTGTTGATAAGAGCTCTTACGAAATCAAGAACTCTTACGGTCTGCAAGTGAACAACGCTACTAAAATGATGCAGTTGAAGTGTGTTCTGTAATTATTGATTAATAAAAGATTTAAACAATGGATAATAATAAACCTACACCACAGGTAAATCCTGCTAATGTTAATGGAGGTAAGACAGTAGCTGAGAATACTGCCGCTAAAGAAGCCGAACTTAATGAGCCATATCTCGATAAGCGTACTGTGACTATTGCTCCAGTACAACTTTTCTCAGCTTATCGTAACGCTAACAAAGCTAGCATTGGTCCTCGTAAGACTGTGATTGGAAGTTCTATTAACTCTAGTCGTATTCTTTCGTCTAATAAGGGTGAAGTTGAGGCTTATTTCCCTGAACTTATCGGTATATCTCCGAGTCATCAAGAATTTACATCTCACGTTAAGGCTTACCTTAATAATATTTCTTTCAATGTTAATGAAAAGGGTACTCCTCTGAATATCTCTTTCCGTTACAACCATAAGAAAGATTATTTAAAGATTAAGGAACAAGAAGATAAGATTAATGCTAAGCGAGATGCTGTTGCTAGAAACAATACATCTGCTATTAAGGATGCTATTAAGGTTTGGGTGACTGAAATTAATGAACTTGAATCAAGTAAATATTTATATGGTCGTCCAGAAAATATTGAAGAATATCTTATTTATCGTCATTGTATTCTTTATCGTGACGTAGCTAAGGATATTTCTTTGATTAATTCAGATGCTTCTCTTAGATTCTATATTCGTGACGAAAATAAAGAAGCAGAGCGTGCTAAGAGACTTGTTGATGAACGTCGTAAAGCTATGCGTAACTTCCTTGCACTTGAAGCTAGTGACAAGAAACGTAATGCTGTTTACATTCAAATGATTGTAAACAATAATGGCAACGTTGGTGAAGCTATGCTTAAGTCTGCAGACGAACAAGTTTCTGCTCTTATGTCTTTCCTTAATGAAAATCCTGATAAGTTCAACAACTTGTTTGAGGATAAGAATGTTGAAATGAAGGCGTTTATCGAAAGTCTTATTTCTAGAGGTGAGCTTATACGTCCAGAATACAATCAACAGATTTCTACAGCTGATGGTACATTTATTGGTAGTAATATGAATGAGGCTGTTGCTTATTTCAATAATCCTAACAACAAATCTGTACTTGAAGCAATGCAGAATAAATACAAGTTATTCTAAATATTCTGAGTTATGACATTAATGGAAATGCACATATGGTTTAGACAATATGCTACTCAAATGGGTATGCAAAATGTTCGTGCACTTCTCCCTGAACAGATTGACACCTTCATTAATACTTCCACTATGGATACTATTAGTGAAGTGGTCAATCGTAATGTCGGAACAACTAACGATAGAATCATTACGGATAACGCTAAACTCGCTAACATTAATGCACTTCGTACACTATATAAAGTAAAAACGTATACTGTTTCTGATGGAGGTACTGTTAATTCTTATAAAGACAATCCTCTTATTTTACATACAGATACTATACTTGGTGATGCTAAAGCATTATATCTTGTTGATTTTTCAATTAAGTATACTAACAATTCTGTAACTCCTGCTACTGCTACGAGGTTATTTCCTATTCGTATTATAGATGAATCTAAACTTGCTGATGTTCTTAACGATTGGGTACTTTCTCCTCGTATGAATGCTCCAGTAATGGTTGTATATGCTAAGGAAAATTCTATAGAGGCTAGTACATTAGAAATCTATCTAGGTGAAAATAATGATACAGGTATGTCTACTATAGCAGATAGTTTAACTGTTAGAGAAATTAGAATGTCTTACATTAAACATCCTAATGTTGTTAAATACTTACGTGATATTGGTGGAACTAATGTAGATTCTGACCTTCCTGAACATCTTCATATTCCTATGCTTAAGCACGCTGTTGACCTTTATAGAGTTTCTATTCAAGGTTCTCTGTATGCTAATCAACAGAATGCTCAACAAAATCAACAAGAGCTTGTTAGAAATAATGCTCGTCCTGATAATGATGGTTATCAATCTTAAATTAATTTTATAACAAATGAAACAGTTACTTATTGTAAATAGTGCTAAGGCTGTCAAGACTGGTATCGCAGATGACTTGACTGTTCTTGATGCAGGTCAGATTGGTTTCTTCCATCTGAGTCCTGATGCTTCTGGTGCTAACGAAGGTAAAGTTACATTCTTTAATACAAAGCCTACTGAGAACTTTGGTATTGCTTTGGGTAGAGGTGCTAATGTTCCTGCTTTCGTTATTCCCGAAGTAGATATTAATACCCTTAATGTTAACTTTGCTGCTCCTGCTGCTGGCGTGAAGTTCAAGGGTGAGATTACTATTCCTGCTCCTGCAGAAGGTGACAATTTCACTCTGACTATTGTTAAGAAGGGTACTGTTCCTGGAGAACGTTATCAGTGGAATGTTACTGATAGTCGTCGTGTTGGTAAGTCTATGTCTGCTGCTGATATGGCTAAATCTCTTGGCGACCAACTTAAGGCTATTGCTGATGCAGGTTCTATTAACATTGTAGTTACTGTAGCTTCCGCTAAGATTACAGTTGATGGTCTTAATGTTGGCGAGCAGTTTAACCTTTTGGCTGGCGATGACCTGTTTGGTACAACTGTAACAATTACTGAGGCTAAGTCTAACATTGGTGATACAGCTTATATTCAGGATTTGGCTCAGCGCTGTGCTGCAGGTAAAGGCTTTGTATATCTTGACCAAGAGTCTAAGGATATCTATCCTGGTTATCCTGAGGCAGTAGAACAGATTGCTCAAGCCGATATTGCTACTAAGGGTTACACTGTATTTAATCTTCGTTTCGCTACTAAGCGTATGAGTGGTAAGACTAGTGACGAACAAGTTTGGCAGTATGTACACATTGCTGTTCCTACTGACAATGCTAGTTTGGACACTATTAAGGCTATTCTTGAACAGCCTGTCTTGCCTAACGTTCCTGCTGAAGAAGCTGAAGAACCTTAAGTTGATTAAGTAATCCATCACCTCTTCTACGGGGGGAGGTGATGGACTTAATACTTAAATTATTATGAACGATTTTCAAACAATTAATGAAATTGTTAGTGAAAGTGTTCGTAACTCTTCTTATTACACAGTTGCTATTTCAAGTTGCGTTTTCATTCTTTATACACTAATAGTTAATCTTATTAGTTATTTCAAATCTAAAAGTAAGAATAAACCTCTTTTAGAAATGAGTAAAGCGATGAAAGAAATGACTGAGAATATAGTTAAACTTAATGCTGTATTAGATAAAACTTTTAAAGAAGCTGAAAGAAAAGAAGTTCATAAATGTAAAAATGTAATTGATTTAGCCTTTAGAAACTTTGCAAGTCGTATAAGTCAAGAATGTGAAGATATAATTACACATAATAACATTGAAAAGAACAAAGCGTTTATTACTGATAATATAACTAAGTTAGTTAGTACAGAATATTATAAACTTTATTCTATTCTTTCATCTTATGAAATAAACGAAGTAAATGTTGCTACTAGATTAAAAGAAGAGTGGATTAAGGAAGTTGCGGATAATATGATAGCTATTGTTTATGATGGACAAGAAGCTATCTCTCGAATAAATCAACTTAACGGTAGACTACTTGTCTATATTGGTGAATATTCGACTTACATTAATAATAAGACATTTAATACATAAGGTTTATGTTATACGATGCCGAAAAGAAACAAGATATGCTAGATACTCTTAATAATAGAGTGTCTAGCATTGTTGATGTTTGCGTGGCACTAGTTCAAGAAGGTTATATTCCTAATAAGTCTAAACAAACTAAGCTTAGTTGGAGTATGATTATGATTAATGCTTTTGAAAACATTGACGTTCTTTCTGTTGAACAGCATAATAACCTTGAAGAATTATATAATAAAGTTATGATGTTATGAGCTACAGAAAAGAAGTTACTCCAGAGTATGTTTATTTAACTATTCCAGCAGAGTACGTTTGTGTTTATCATCGTATTATGGCAATGCTTGCTGATTATGGTGAGGAAATGCTTAAAGATTGTAAAGCAAATTGTACTGACAAGAATAGTGGAGTTATTGAGTGTTTTAATATGTTTAATGCTGCTTGTGCTGCAAGAATCTTAGGTCAAGATAAAAAAGCACAACTTATTATTAATTATATTAAAGCTAAGATAAATCAAATATATAAAGGTAAAGGCAATTCAACAAGCTTTGTATTTCCTATTGATGAAAATGGAGTACTTAAAGCTTTTGTTAGTTGTAATGATAGACCTCGTTTTTGGATTAATGAAGAAGAAGATTTAATGAAACAAAATCAAGGTCTTGGATTTGAAGAAACATATTCACTTGATGATGAAAATGAAACATACATTTATCCATTTGATTTTGAATGTGAAGCCTCTATAGATAATCATATTATTTCTACTAATCTAACATTTTATGTCGATAGCAAACTTATTCCTGAAGAAGAAATTTCTAATGTTGAAGTAGAGTATTATGTTGATGGAAAATATGTTCCAGACCTTTCTACATATGAAATTACTAATCCTACAAGTGTAGCACTTAAAGTTATTGCTTATTATAAAGGTGGAACTAATAATCATAATTATGTAATTAGCACTTATGAATAATACAATTGAAGATTTAGGAAAAGTAGGAATAATTATAGACGATTGGAATATTCGTAGAGCATATCCTTTTAAGACTTTTGTCACAGATTATTCTACTTGGGTTTCTTATATTAGTCGCAGACCTGTTCCTGCTGGTACTCCTCTTACTGATATAACTTATTGGAAACCTGTTATTAAACCAAATAAACAAATGTATATTTGGCTTCAAGATATTGATAATAAGATTGAATCTTTTCTTGAAAGTATTGGTGGTACTGCTATCAGTACTAAATTTGGAAATAGCGATTTGGTTGGTATTTCTCAAAGAGTTCTTACTGAGTCTATTAATAGAATTTGGGATAAGATTGATGAACTTACAGGTGAAGACCATAGACACATAAATATGACAATTACTCCAGATTTCTTTATAGGAGATGAATGCAGTATTACTATGGCTGCTTCAGCTACTGAAACTGGAGGAATATTTGATTATATAGAGTTTCTTATTAATGGTCAATCCTTTGAAGGAAATAGTGCTGAAAGTGTAAACAGCTTTACTTGTACTTCAACTATTACTGAAGAATGTGATGTAACGTGTAATGTTAAAATTCTTGGACAAGATTATTCTGTTACTAAACATGTTGGACATAATGATGAATTTTGGATTGGAGCTGGAAGTACTTACAGCGATGTATTTAATAACCAACACGCAGTAAGACTTAATAATTTTAAAGGTAATTATAACATCACTTTTGCTCAAAATAATTATTTGTTCGTTATTGTTCCAAGTCAGTATAGTGATATTTTTACTAGAGCTGATTTAAATGGAATAGAAATTCCTATGACTAGTGAAACTATAACTGTTGATGATATAAATTATACTGTTTATAAGTCTTCTAGTAATTATTCTGCTGGAACTTATAATATTGATATTAATTCTTAAAATATATAATTATGGGTAATAATAATGTTCCTGGGTCTAATCAAAATGTTAACGTTCAAGTTAGAAGTTTAACTACTGACCCAAATGTTACAAGTCAATATAAAACTAAAATTCTTCATAAAAATGTTGTAAACGGAGTTAATACTCTTACACAAGCAATGATGCCTGCTCAGAATACTAAGTATGTTATCAAGTACGACTATGTGCTTGCAGAGGATATTACTGTACCTGATAATTGTATTATTGAATTTGATGGTGGTAGTATTAGTGGAAGTTATACCTTAACAGGTCAAAACACTTTTGTAAAAGGGTTAGCAGAAAGTTTTCTAAAGAATGATATTGTCATAGCTGGCACATGGAATATAGAGAACTTGATTTTGCCAAAAGAAACAGACGTAACAGCACTTGTCCAAAAGATGCTTGATTTATTTGGATATGTTAAGTTTGGCATTGGAACATATTACTTATCTGATACTATTATTATTAGAAATAACTTTTCTACTATTATTGGTTGCGGAAGCTATAAAACATATATAAAACCTTTGCCATCACTACAAAGCACTATTACAAATGTATTTAAGACATTGCTTCCAGGAGAAGAAGGCACAGATAGTGGAAGGTATTATATTGCTGAGCGTATTACTATTAAAGACCTATCAATTATAGGCGCTGTAAATGCTAGTAGAATTTTTGAAGATGCTATAATAGTAAATGGTCCATCATCTATTATTGATAATGTTAATATTTCCAGTATTAACGGTTTTGGTATTAAAATAGGATGTTGGTGTAATAGAATCATTAATTGTGTAATTGACCATTATAGTGGCACAGGTATTATAGCAGGAGGTAATGGTCCTTGCAATAATCTTGTTATAAACAAATGTAGAATTGAGTCTGGTAAGTATGGTATCAGATTATTTAGTGGAGGAAACATTGTTGTAAGAGATAATACGATAGAAGGAAACTCAAAGACTGATGTTTATGTGGGAAGTTCTCAGAATATAGTTATAGAAGGAAATTACTTTGAGGGTTCCCCACTGATTCCAAAAGAAAATGTCAATATTCAAGATAATTTATCGGTTGCTGACATTACTGATGATATAAAAGCACATATTATTGTAGCAGGAGGTATAGTAGGAGGCGCAGATATATCGGTTGGTAATATATTTTGTCCTTGTGGTGTTTCTATTAGAAAAAATTTTGTTGAATCGGAGGAAGGACAGGATAAAAATATTGTTGCTATCGGTTCTTGTGTTGGTTATCTTACTATTGAAGATAATGTGTCAAGATTTAATAGGACTGTAGCTAAGTTCTTGGATTTTGGTTCATCAAAATTTAAAAATGTAACAATTGAAGGAAATGTTGGCTTTGATAGTAATGCAAATTACATTTTAAACCCTATTGAATTTGCAACTTCTTTTGCTTATATTCAATCTTCTTGGCAAGGTGATGAACATTTTAAAGGGGATATTGTTTTAGACAATCCTGATAAAGTAGAACATATAATTGGTAATAATGTCAATATATGGGGAATAATAAGGCAAGAGTTTTTATCTCGCTCTATACAATCTTTAAAACAAATAGATGGCGAACTTATAATAGAAGCTGATTTTAGTAATTCCCAAAATATAAACACTATAGGTTTTCCACAAACATCTGTAAGTTCTGGCATTTATAGATTTGAGTGTGATGTGAAATTATTAAGTGGGACTGTTATTGACAATAGCTTAACTATTTACGCCAATAGATACCAAAGTGATAATTACTCAAACAGTTGTAAAGTTGCTATTACTCCTACAACTGAATGGAAGCACATTATACTAAACATATCTGTTCCTAACGGCATTATAGATAAGGTAGGAATAGAGATAACAAATAAATCAGGTAATAATAAATACTTAATTAAAAATCCAATTGCGTATAAAGTTGGATTAAATAAACCTAATATAGAATATTATATTCAAGAATGTGCAAATATCTATCAAAATAATACTGCTATTGAAGGTTTTAACACTCGTAATTCTCAAATAGGAATAAGAGGCTTGAATAAAAACGGTGAACCTTGTATTGTTACTAATCATGATGCAAATGGTTATGACACTTGGAGCACCGTTCAATCCGTTTTGAATTTGTAAAGATGCAAAAGGTGCAACAGTATAAACATTAAGAGCTATGACTAAAGAAGATAAGGTTACTAATTCTAATATGCCTTATAGAAATCTAACTTTTAAAGAGTATATTAATAAACTTAAAAATGGAGAAATATGACATATAAAGAAGAAAGTTATGTTCTTGATACTCTCAAAGAGATACAAGAAACTATTAGAAGTCCTGAGTTTAAACAACTTATAAAAGAAACTCACGAGAATAATATTATGCTTAGACAGATTATTAAAGTTATTAATACGTGGATTAAACATCATCCTCAAGAAAATGCTAATGATTTTAATATGAATGTTATAGCTAATCTTGTTAGTAGCGGACTTGATTTTAATAAAATATTTAAAAGATAATGGAGATACTAAGTAATACAATACAAACTACTCTTGAAAGTTTTGACTTTGCGTTTTGCATCATAGTTAATGTTCTAACTTATCTTATAATTAGACTTATCAATGATAGAAATGGACACAAAGATTTAACAACTTGGAGTAAAAGACTTGTGTTGTTGTTGGTAATTCTTTCTATGGGGGTGCTATACTATCTATTAGGTAATGATACTAAAGCTATCTTAAACAGTGCTATTCTTGCTCCTGTTTTTTGGTCTTGGATTATGAAACCTATATGTAAGTATTTCAAAGTTGATTATAAGAATGTTAATCTTTTTGATTAGCACGCCCGTAGAAGAAATGTATAATTAGATTATTATGCTTAAACCAAGAAAGATTATAAGAGATTACACTCCTGATTACAAGGCTCTTGATACACTTGATAAACAGACTAAAACCATACAAGATTTGTATGACCAGGTTAGTGAATTTTATAGATTCTTATCTGACCCTACTTTTAGAGCTGAAATCAAAGGTGAGAGAGGTCCTCAAGGTGAACAAGGAGAACGTGGTCATGATGGAGCTAAGGGTGATAAGGGTGCTACTGGTAACCCTGGTCCCCAAGGCTCTACTGGTCCTAGAGGAGCTGATGGTCTTCCTGGTCTGCCTGGTCCTACAGGTCCACAAGGTCCTGAAGGTATTCCTGGTCCAGAAGGTCCAAGAGGTCCTAGAGGATATACTGGTTTGCAAGGTCCTAAAGGTTTAGATGGTGCTCCTGGTGAAAAAGGAGATATGGGTGAACCTTGGGGTCTTAGCGGAGTTTTTAATACATTTGATGAACTTCAAGCTGAAGCTATTAGAGTAGATGCTAAGCTCTATCTTGTAGCTTCTATGAACGATGAGAATGGTGATTTATATGTTTATAGAGAAAAGTATGATGACTTTATTTTTCTTAATAATATTATTTATGATTTAGCCTTTCAAATTGTTCAAGGTCCTCCAGGTAAGAACTTTCTTAATATTATTAAAGGCGCAAATATTGATAAGTATGGTAATATAACTATTGACAAAGAAGAAACTATCGATGCTAAAGGTTATTTACATACTAAGTTTACACTAAACTTTCTCAAAGGTAACGGTATTGCTAATAGCGAATGGACTGAAAGCGAAGAAGATGATGGATGGAGTACTCTTGTTATAACTTATGACAACGGCGAAACTGAAACTATTAGAGTTAAGAATGGTAAAACTGGTGCTCAAGGTCCTGTTGGTCCACAAGGTCCTCAAGGAGAAAAAGGTGATACTGGCGAGAAAGGCGACAAAGGAGATAAGGGAGATACTGGAGAAAAGGGAGAAAAAGGTGACACAGGTAATACTGGTCCTCAAGGAGAAACTGGTCCTCAAGGTGCACAAGGTCCTGCTGGTATTGATGGTAAAAATCCTTATGAAGAAGCTGTTGAGGCTGGATATGATAAATCTATTGAAACTTTCTATGGTATAATTGAAGGTAACATTTGGATTGGTCCAGGTCAAAACTATGCTTATGTCTATGATAATGATGATTACAAATATGAAAATATTAATGTAAATAATCCTCTCAATATTGAATGTATTCAAGATTACATTTATGTTATTTATCCTGCTGATTCTGAGTTTATGTTTAATCTTACTATGAGTGGTTTTCCTGTTCCTATGGAACCTGTTGATACTACTACAATTCAAGATTATTATATTCTTAAATCAGTTAATCAATACGATGGTAATTTTAATATAACAATTTAAATTTATAAATTTATGAGTGAACATAGAGAACCAATTCCTTCGATGATATATAATAGTGCTGTTGGAGGTCACGTTACAAATTCTCAACAAATTATTGATGAGAATTTAAATAAAGAACAAAGTACAATCAATAACGAACTTTATAATCTTATTGTTAATTTGCCTGTGTCTGACGGAACAGATATAGATTCGGGAAAAGCCTATATAGATTCTACAGATAGAGTTGTTAAAGTAAAAGCTTAATATAAATATAATAATAGTAGATATAATACTTTTCCTATACTTTATATTATTTATTATTTGCAAACAATTAATTTAATCAAAGTTATGAAAAAGATTTTTTATTTTATTATGATTTGTCTTGCTGCACTTGGTGCAATTGGAGGTATTGGTTATACTATTTATTGCCATGCTTATGTAATTAGTGTTGGAGTTGCAGGTTTAGCTTTTATGGCTTTTCCGACAATTAAAGATTACGTTAAAAAACTAACTGAATAGTATATAAAGTTCTAACTTAATTTCTTTATAGAAGTTAAAATTCGATTTCAGCCTGTCTGATAGTGAGCCTTAACAAACTATCAGCAGGCTATATTTAAACTCTTGACGGGGCTAATAGTAAGCAAATAGAGGAAATTAATATCATTTAACGCCCAAAGTTTGCATAATTCAAAAATAATACTTATATTTGTAATCAAATGGATACTGTTATGGCTAATAAAAAGATTAAAGATAGAGGTGTCGCTGCACCTAGTATTCCTAAAGCAGGAATTACTAAAAGACGTAGAAGACTTGAAGATGGAGGCAAAGCTACGGAATAGTTTATATAAGATAGAATTACATTGGATAAAGATAATACCAATGGTTCTATGTGCGTTAAGTTTTACAGATACTATATTATCTTACTTTGAAGTTGAAGGTAGTATTATATCTTATCTTAACGCTCTTCTTGTTTGGTTGTTCTTATACTTATCATCCTTTGTATTCCAATTTTGTAGATGGCATAGAATGTTCTTATACTACTTATTAGTAGAAGGTTGCATTAATTGTTATGATTATGAAATTGGAATACCTTTAGGTTTAAAAGATATGATAGTAGTTCAGCTAGCTCTTATTATGATATTTGTTAGTATTGGTTTATATTTTCATCAACATGATAAGCACCCCTGTAGAAAAGATTGTGGCAAAACTGATGAGGCAATATGCTGATGCTATTGACGCAGGTAACTCTCATCTTAACGCAGAACAAGCTACAAATATACTTTCTGCTATTGCTCATATTGAAATGACTAAAGAAGAAGTTTGTGATTATCTTAATATGAGTCGAAGTAGATTTGATGATTATGTTCGTCTAGGTAGATTTCCTAGAGGTCGTAAACTTCCTCATAAGAATAATCTTATTTGGTATAAAGATGAAATTATGTGTGCAGTTGAAACTGAATGAAAGTTTTTACACAAATCGGTAACTCTTTAGCCGTCTAACTTGCTGATAGTTAGGCGGTTATTTTATTTATCGGCATCCTTCTGCTCGTGATAGTAATTTTGTTATCTTTGCAATATCTTTTAATGACGTCGTAAAAGATATTAAACTTTATTATTAACAAAATTAAAATGAAAGTATTATGGGTGAAAATGGTGTTTTTGTTTTCCCTGATGCAGCTACAGGACATGCTGCTTCTAGTATTGACCCTAATCTTCTGTTGGCTCTTCAAAACAATGGTGGTTTTGGTGGTGGCAACGGAGCCTGGTGGTGGATTATGTTTATGTGGATGATGTGGGATAGAAATGGTCGTAATGGCAATTTTAATGATTATCTCGCTTCTCATAATGGTTCTGAAGGTCGTCAATATCTTGCCGAAATTATGAATGGTAGATTTGATAATTTGAATACTCTTGCTCAACTTCTTAATACTTCTGTTGAAGGAATTAAGACTGGTGTATTTGGTTTGCAGAATTCTATTACTCAGGTTGCTGGTCAAATTGGTATGAGTGGTCTTCAGACTATTAATGCTATTCAGGCTGGTGATACTTCTATTCTGTCTAAACTTTGTGAGTGCTGCTGTGAGAATCGTCTTGCTATTTGTCAGCAAACTAACGCTCTTCAGTCAACTCTTGCTGCTAATCATGCTGATGATATTCTGCAGTCTGAAAAGAATGCTGCTGGTCTTCAGCTTCAGCTTGCTCAATTAGATGGTGCTGATAAGTTAGCTATTTGTCAGCAAACTAATACTTTGCAGAATCAGGCTGAGCGTGATACTAATTCTATTCTTAATGCTATTGCTGGTCAGAATACTCTTATTACGAAAGAGTTCTGTGATTTGAAGGAACGTGAGTTGCAGAATAAGATTAATACTCAGGGTGATATTATTACTCAGCTGCGTAATCAAATTAGTAATGACCATCAGACTCTTCAGTTTAATGCTGCTTTCCATGCTCTTGACGATAAGATTGATGCTATTGCTGCAAAACAGCCTAACACTGTTCCTGTTCAATGGCCTAATCTTGTAGGCGTTAATGCTACTCCTTATATAGGTCAGGGTTTATATCCTGGTGCAGGTTATGGTTATAATGGCTTCGGTGGTGGTGTTGTATTTTAATTACGGATAGGAGGTTAAAGTATGAATTGCTGTTTTAATATTTTAGCAACTAATGCAGGTGGTGTTCCGTATATCGAAAGTACAAATACTACTATCGGTACTGAAACTATTGATATTGCTCTTGGTTTTAGAGCTGTTAAACCTGTAGGATATTTAACTATCGTTATTAGTGATGTTATTCCTACTGGTACAACAGCAGAACTTCCTGTAACTCTTACTATGAGTTCTATTACAAATAGTACTACTAGAAATTTAGTGTTACCTAATGGTACTCCAGTAACTGCTGCAGACCTTATCAATGTTAATACTTTACTTGTATTTAACGATAGGAAGAGAGGATTGTTAGTTTTAATGTCACGTACAATAGATTAATTAAAAGTGTATAATTATGTTTTCTACTTTAAGTAAAGGTAATGTCCTCTATGGACTAGATAGAACAGATAAAATAAAGTGGTTTACCGCTTCTGTTGAAAGTGTTACGCCAACAATAGGAAATCATAATCCTAATATGTTTGGTCAAATGCCTGAGTTAAGACTTGATATTGTTTGCAATATTAATGGCGAAAAGAAAACTTTCCAACAAGTGCCCAGTAATAGTGCTATTGCTGATTTTGGAGATAAAGCTTTTGTCATTGCAGATAATAAAGATTCTCTGTATAACTATATTAAAAGTTTGAAAGATAAAAGTAAAGCTGTTGTCGATAGTGCACCTTATCATGAAGCTCTAATTCCCCAGTATGATAGTGTTCTTAATGAACTTATGCCTGGTAGTGCAAGTAATTCTGATGAAGTTAAAGCACTTAAAGATGAAGTTGGAAGTCTTAAATCTCAGCTAGCTGAGGCAATATCTTTACTTAAAGAGAAAGCTAAACAAACAAATTAAAGATTATGGTAATAGTTAGATTTCGTAATAAAGAAGAGCATAAAGACCTTCTGAAGAAAGTAAAGAAGATGAAGGAGTATGCAGAGATGGTAGAAGATTGTCTTGAAGAGTCTATTGAAGATGACGATGAAGATTATCGCTATAATGACGATGATGAGTACGAAGAAACTCGTCGAGGTGGTGGTCGCTATAGTTATCGTCGTGGAGGTGGCTCTCGTGGTAGTCGTATGTAACTTATAAAATAAAGTAACTAACTAGGCAGTGATGCTAATTCTTCTCTACGGGGGAGCTTTCAGCTCACTGCCCTTTTTAATAATATTACTATTATGTATCATACAAGAACTGGAAGTTATGATGAAATTCCTGAAGGAATGATGTCTTATATTAATAACTATGGTCCTCATTTTAATAAGAAACTTTGTAAAGAAGCTTCTTCTAGAATGTATAAAGTTATTAATGGTAAAAAAGAATACATTACTCCTTATACCAAAGAACAAGTTGATGAAATGCTTGAAGCTTATGGTATTAAACTCAAAAGGAATAAATTATATGATGCTGTTTATGTAGCTAATATGTGTCAAGCAGACTTTCTTGGTAAATCTGTTCCAACAGAAGAACATCTTTGCAAATATGTTAAAGATGTAATTGATGATGCAGATGCAGAAGAAGGTTATGTATTCAATCGTTTTTATGCTGATTGTATGTTTATGAATAATCCTATTGATTGGGATGATGTTATATGATTAAACAATTAATCGATATTGACGGTTATTGGAAAGTTATAGTTTATTATAATGTAGACTATAACTTTTTTGGTGATATAGCTTTTGAACTGAAAGCTATTGGCTCCCCCGTAGAGAAAATTGATAATATTTACTACAACCTGAAGTATGAAGCTAAAGCTGTAACTTGTAGTAATATTAAAGAACATATTAGTGTAGTTCTTTTTAATTATCATAAAAGTAGATACGATTATATTAATTCTATTATTCATGAAGCTGAACACGTTAAACAGCATATGCTGAAGGCTTATAATGTTGCTGATGAAGGAGAACCTCCAGCATATACTGTTGGTTACATAGCTATGAGAATGTTAATGATAAATCCAAAGTTGAAACTATTGTAGATAATATTGCTTATAGGATTTAAAAATCTATAATTATAACATTTTTTAACATAATAATTCTTGTTATTTTGCAAGAAATTTGTTAAATTTGCAGGCATCAGTGATGGTGTCTGTAATTATTATAATTATATAAATAATAATATTAATTATATTAATAATATTAAATATATAAATTAAAATAAATATAATATAAATATTAAATAAAATATTAATAATAATATAAATATAATTCCTCCGTATAGAGAAGTAGATAAAGTTTAGAACCACTCAGATTAATTCCGAGTTGTTAATGCTACAACTCTTCTACGGGGGAACTTTCTTTTAGATAAAACTTATAATAAACAAAATAATATGGCTAGTATTGCTCAACTTGTTTCAGAAATGGCTCATGCTGTACGTCAGCCAAATAATAAGGCATTAAGAGAAAATCTTAAACTTCTTATTATTCAGACTCGTAATGAGATTATTCGACGCAGTTATGAGAATCATGGTTATGTTGATAAAATTCTTACTCAGAGATTTAAAGTTAGTCTTACCACAGTAAATGATGGTGATGTTGAATTACCTGAGGAGTATGATGATTATGACATTACAAAAATTAAAAGAACATTACAAAAGGTTCCTCGTCCTGTTAGGCTTACTAATAATCTTCCTTTTGACAGAGTTAGTTCCGCAGGTTTTAAAACTAATAGAGAGTTTCCGTACATTAAGGAAACGTCTGCTAGATTTAGAAGTGCTGTACCTGGTCTTTGTGGTATGCCTTGTTATGATTATATTAACGAGTATATTTATATATTTCCAGTTGATTGCAAACCTTTTGAGTTAGATAAGATTGTTATTGAATCTGCTTTTGAACATCCTAATGAGATTTCTCTTATTAATGGAACAGAAACTCCTGACAGTATTTGGCTAGATGAAAATGAATATCTTCTTAGTGAAGATATGATTGGTCAACTTAAGGAGATTATTTATAAGAGAGACCTTATTAGTACTGTTCGTGAAACAGATGAAATTCCAAACGCTATTAAATATTAATCTTAGATTATCATGGCTATAAAAGAAATTCCAACTAATTTCAGGGTCTATTATAAAAGTATGAAAGATGCTATTGGACCTAAATATGAAAAAGCAGTTGATGATTATGAGAAAGGACTTGTTGAAGAAAGAGCTCTTTATGATGATATTAAGTTAAAAGCTGAAACATACAAAAATGTTTATAAACTTGACCTTATGCAGATTCCTGAGTTTGTAGAAAATGAATACATTGACGGAACTTTTTATGATAATGCTAAGGAATTGTTTTTAAATAGAAAGAAAGCGTATATTGCAACAAATCCTGCTTATAATATTTATAAACTAGCTCGTAAACAAAAAGAACTGCATGAACTTAAACATCAAATAGATGTATATGAAAAGATGCTTGATGTAACTCTTGACCAATATCAAAAAATACTTCAAGCATTCTATAATGAAGTTCATAAGAAACTTATAATAGATGGTTACGGTTATGTATTTGAAAGTCCTATAGGTTGGACTTGCATTAATAGATGCAAAATTGTTGAAGGTAAACGTAAGCATCTTGATTACAATGCAACAAAACTTAATAAACAAAAACTTGTTGCAGAAGGTAAAAGACTTTGGAACAAAGAAGAAGCTGAATATGCAAAGAGTATTGGCGCAGATTATAATGGTGTAGATTACAGAGTTTATCTTAACGGAGAAGTTTGTTATGAAATGCCGCTTATAAATTGCAGACTTAACACTGGAGAGAAATATAGATTAACTCCTACATTTGCTAGACGTCATGTTAAAGGAAAGACAAATGAACAGCTTATTAATGAATGTGATAGAGATTTAAATAAGATTTGTGAACTTCCTGTTGATGTTAAACTTAAGCTTAAACTTTGTTTAGAAACTGATAATATTTTATATTTAAATTTTATAAGAAATGAAGCTCAACAATCAGCTCACACTCCAAAGGCTAATAGGAAAAATCGACAATGATTTTAATATTAGTGAAAGCGATTGGATTCCTAGAGTAGCTGCGTGGACTATAGATGCTCTTTCTCAAATGAAAGTTCTACCTATGGAACGTAAACGTAGAAAGCTTGAGGTTTCTAATAGAATTGCGCAATTCCCCTGCACTATTAATGCAGAGGAACTTCGTGTTTTTGATAGTAATGGTGTTGAGATACCTGCTTTTGATAGAGAAAAAGATTGCAAGTGTCCTAAGTCCACAATTCCTTCTACGGGGGAGCAAATTGCTATCACAAATCCTAAAGCTCCAAATGGTTGGGAAACAACACAAGTTGCTGATATTGTAAATCCTAATGGTAGAAACTTTGTTCTTGATTGTAATAATATAGATTTAAGTTTTGATACTGATAGTATTACAGTAGAAACATTTGAGGTTGCAACATATCATGATGATTACTATGATTGTGAATGTCCTTACATTTATGATGATGGTCTTTTACTTGAAGCTCTTGCTTGGTATTGTATGTTTAAATATCTTAGTAGAGGTAGTAAGCATCCAGTATATGATTTGAAATCTCCTAGTCCTGCAATTAATCCATTTATTCAATGGAATACTCTTAGACCTAGAGCAGCAGCTTCTGTTAAAGGAAAACTTGCTAATACTGAAGGTTGGAATAACTTCTTTTATAATAGTACTTTTTTACCTAGAGGTTAAGATATGAAAGTTAAACCAAAGTTATACTTAAATATGAGTCCTCAGACTGCTGAAGATGGCAGTCTTGCTTTTGCTAGGAACATGAAGATAGATGATGATGGTAATCTTGTATCTGACTATGGTTATAAGAATATCAGTGCTATGGCTAACTATAATATAGTTGGTCATATTGTTGGTTTAGATAACAAGATTTATTTCTTCTGTCATACTAACAATGTAAGTAAAATAGTTGAATATGATGAGAATTTAGAAACAGCTACTGAACTTACTACAACCTGGACTTATAGTGGTGGTGAGATTGATGGTTATGTAAATACTAATCAAAGTGGTGAAAAGATTCTTACTATAGGTGAGTATTTAGATAACGGAAGTGAGATTCCTCTTAAACACATCAATCTTAAATTTGCTAATGTAGAACAAAGTTTATATAGTCAAGCTCCTAAATGTCCTACTGCAAATCTAGTTCTTACTGATACATATGTTAAGACTATTCCAAATGGTGTATATGTTTTCTTTATTCGTTATAAGATTAGAAAAGATGTATATACTAATTGGTTCCTTTGTAGTCGTCCTATATTTGGAGGTACTTCTGAAAAAATTACTACTCTTCAAGGAGGTTTAAGTTATATCAATCTTCATAAAGATTCAGCTAAATCTTTTGTATTTCATTTAGACTTTGCTCAGGCTGCTAACATTGCTTCTTATAAAGAGTTTCAATTAGGATTCATTATTACTCACGATGAAGCTACTGATGCTCGTATGTGGAAACATTTTGATATGACTCAGTTTAATCCTAATGGTGGTAATATTTATTTTGATTATGAAGATGTAAAAGAAGCTAATATAGATGATTTACTTGAAACAACTTATGAACTTTATAATGTTCGTAATGTTACAGCATTCAAAAATAAATTATATATTAGTAATTATATAGAAAGTAATTTTAATCCTGATGACCTAGATTCCCTTGCTAGTCATATATCATTAAGTGAAGTTCATTCTGGAGGTACTAATGTAAATTATAAAAACCTTAAGCTTAATGGTGCTGATTTGGTATACAATAACAGTAAAGGTTATTATGATAGCGTAAACGGCGGCGGTAGTATTCTTCCTTTTTTGTCTAGATATTCTTTTAATTATGATATAACAAAGTTATCTAAAACAAATAGTAAAGAAAAACAAGATATTGTTAAATTTGACCTCATTTGGAAAAGTGATTATAATCCAGATATTGCTGTAGTTTATAATATTTATAATTATCTTTACGGTAAACAAGTATTTGGTCCTGATTATGCTGACCCTTATGAATTTACTATAAGTTCTTTGCCTGGCGGTAGTTGGATAAATGAAGGTCTAGGTATTAAATATGCAGCTATGGGCAATAATCTTTGGGTTTATCAACGTTCTGCTAATCAACATCCTTGGGATGACTTAGGACTTACTTTTGCTTTTGGGTCTTTTAGTACAGGAGATAGTGGTAAAGCTTATGCTAGACAAGATTGCTCTTACTTTAATAAGTTTAGTTATGGTCAATGGGGTATAGAGCCTACATATGGCTGGGTTACTCGTGATTCTGGGTTTACAAGTGTTGCTAAATCAGCAATGATAACTAAACTTAAAGAAGATATTGCTAGTAAAAGTTTTTGGGGAAAAGCTTATCTTGAAGTAACATCTGGTGCTAAGGTATACACTATAGACTATCAAGATAGAATGGATTTGGATAATTATGCAGGTTATAATTCTGACATAGTAACACTTTCAGATTCTCTTTTCTCTACTGAAACTATTTCCTATTCACTTCAAAATTATATTCAAGGTTGGGTATATGATGCAATTTCTAATTCAAGTTCATTTAGGGGTATAGACGAAAATGGTACTCCTATACTATCTATAAATGGGGAAGAAATAAGAGTTAATAGTATATCTGTTAAATTTAAAAAATTTGAATTTAGCCTTGAAGTAGATGATGTAGAAGACAATGATAGTAAAATTTATAAGACTGGTAAAGTTGCATTAAAGACTACAGATTATGTATCTCTTTGTACTTTTATTATTAAAAGTTCTTCTCTTAAAGTTACAGATACAGCAGGTAATTCAGTTCAAGCATCTACCCTTATGCCTTTATCTACTTATCAACCTTATGTACACTTTGTAGATGAGCATAATATTGTTACTAACGGTGTTAAACTTCCTCAGTTTACTACAGGTTTATCTCAATCTGATAAAGATATTATAACATTAAATTATGCTATTTCTAATTTACCAACTAATAAGTACAAGTCTTGCTTTATATCTTTAGTTAATGTTGGTGATATAGTAATTGAGGCATTTGACTATAGTAAGGACCCAAATAATAATAATGTTCACATTATACATAGTATAGAACTAGATTCTATGTTATATAATCTTAATGATAATATTACTGTTAAGATATATAATAAGAGTACAGGTATTTTAGCTGCTACAATAACTGATGCTAAGTATTATTCTAGTGGTTCTAACTATCCGCCATTAGCTTTTGGTAATTGTGGTTATGTAAGTTGGGAAGATACTCATACTTGGGGTAATCATATGTTCTATATCATAGTTACTAGAAATAAAACTGCTGAAAACATAAATGAACTTCCTAAGTCAAGTAGTTATATTCCTTTTGTAAATACAAGTAGTACACCAATTCCTGATGGTTATTATGGGAGTTGGCTTTGTCTTGTTAAAAAACCAAACTTTGTACTTTCATCTAGTTGTTATGTTTCTGGTAAAGATGTTTATGCTGTAAATAGAACTGCTGCACTTAGTCTTAGTGAATTTAAGAGCTTTATTCAAGTACAAGATAGTGTTACTTACTTTGTTCGTAGTAATTTTAATCTGAACTATTTAAGTCTTACAGAAGATATAACAGATACAATTTTTACTGTAGGTGCTGCAAGTGCTGGTGTTAAGCAAGTTGCAAAAGTTATCAATTCTGCTATTCTTAGTTTTATCTATGAACTTAAATCTATGTATAAAGATTTCTCTAATAAATCTTTTAGAAGATTTGATTCTGATTATAAGATAGACTTTGATAATACTGTAAGAGTCAGTCATGTTCTTTCTGATGAAACATTTAATAATTCTATATTTAAATTTAGTGCAGAAGATTATTACAATGTTCCAACAGATAGAGGTATAATTGTAAATTTGTTTGCAATAGGTACTAACATTTTTGTTCATACTAAAACAGCATTCTATAAATTTGATGGTAATCAAACTATAGCTGCATCAAACAACGATATAACTCTTCAAGAGTCTGAACCTTTTGAAACTGGTGTTACTCAGTTGTTTGATTCTGAGTATGGTTATGGTGGTATCTATAACAAAGAGGCTGGTTGTATAACTTTTGATTCTTATATCTTCTATGATGCAATGAGTAATCATATCTTTGCCTACGGAGGTAATAGTCAAGTACAACTTATTGATGCTAGCATTTATAAAATGCTTTGCTATTATAAGCCTACTTATTGTAGAACCCTTCACGATGATGCAAATCATAGAGTACTATTTGAATTTACAACAGATAAGACTGCTGGTACTTATAAGACTTTCACTATAAGTTATAACTATAAATCTAAGAGCTTTGTATCTCTTCATGATTTAAGTCTTGTTAATGCTTTCCATAGTAGGTATATATCTTATTCTTATAAGAGTGGTTTAATTTCTTTGTTTAATGAAACTTCAACAATAGATAACACTCCATTAGTTCAAGATATTAATGTTTATAAAATCTATGGTAATGCTACAACAGTTTGCTTTATTCAATTTGGAGCTGATACTCAAGAGGTTCAATCTTCTCCTTTCAATATTGCAGTTGTTATATTTCCACAAGACAATTATAGAACAGCATTTAATAATTTGAAATATATAGGCGATGTAGTTAAAGATAATTATGATGAGAAAACTAATTATGAAGTAATTAAATTCCCTCAAATAACTAGAACTAATCCTGTAAGTAAATTCTATGTTATAACTGATAGATGTGTTTCTACTCCTGTAAGCGGTGATGTTAATGACGCACAAAGACCTGCTAATCCTGACGATTATAAAGGTTTCAAATTTGACATGGGAAGTTGGAATACTAACTATTTTAGAAACGCATTAAATGATACAAATATTTATCAGTATCCTAATCAGCCAGGCGTTAATGAACCTGTTGCAGGTGGACAAACTGTTACAAGATATCCTAATACTGATAATAACTCTCTTGTTTACGGTAAATACTTTATATTAGTTTTTGATTTTATAAAGAATAGACCTATTAAATTTGAAGAAGTAAGTGTAAATTCTAATCAATATTAAAATATGGCTATAAGAAAATTAAAAAATGGTGGTAGGCGTAAAGCTATATTTGGTAGTGAAGAGGGCGCTATTCTAGCTGCTGCAGGTATTAATGTAGCTGGTACTATGGCTGCTTCTGCTATCGGGGCTAGTGCTACTAAAAAGGCAGCACAAGACCAAGCTAAAGCTACTATCGAGTCTGCTCAAAAACAAGCTCAAGCTATTAAAGACCAAAGTGCTAGGTCTAAAGAATTGCAACAAGAATCTCAAGAATTTATTAAAGAGCAAAATGCTGAGAATCGTGAACTTCAAAAAGATATTCAGCTACAACTTCAAATGCTTACAGGTCAACAAAATGTTAATGATAGACTTGAAGCTAGTAAGATACAAGTTAAAAATGGTGGTAGTACTAAACGTAAACTACGTCTTGCAGGCAAATCTCCATCTCTTCTACAGGGGAGCGAGAATATGCCTTTTGTCGTTACTGATGGTGGTACTGTAATTCCAATAGGACAAACTCCTGAAGGTTACGATATGTATGAAATTCTTGGTAACGACCACGAACATTATCATAAAGCTAGAGGAGGTAAGAATAAAACTGGTGTAGGTATTAAGTTTGCTGATGGTAGTATAATAGAAGGAGAAGGTAATCAAAATACTAATCAAGGTGAGATTATGGTAAATACTCCTAATAATGCTTATTTTATAAGCAAACATTCTATTGCTGGATTTAATCCTGCTAAAATGACTCTTGGTGGTATGCATCCGTTACAAGCTTATGCTATTCAAGAACAACTTAAAGCTGCTAATGGTATTAGTGACGACGGTAAGCATAATAGCTCCCCCGTAGAAAAGAAACTACTTGGTGGCGAACCTAATTATGTTATTGATATGTATAATCAAGTTGGTCCACAAATGGGTGTAGATACTATGGGTGATACTACTGTTGGAGTTGTAGCTGCTACTCAAGATGATAAAAGTAAACTTAAATTTGGTGGTAAAAAAAGATGTCTTAGACTTGGTGGTAGAACTAAAGCTGTTGCAGGGCTTGATGTAATAAATAAATGGTGGGCTGGATTAGATAATCAAACTAGAAATAATATTAATATGGCTGCAGCAGGTGTTGGAAATCCTACTGTAACTGGAAAAACATCTAGTTCTAATACAGGAAATGCATCTAGTTCTAATACAGGAAGTACATCAAAACCTGTTACTCCTAGTATGTTTGAGCATCAACCTAGTGGTACTAGTGGAAATACTAGAGGTGGTATGACTACTACAAGAGGCGGTGGTTTTGGTGGCTGGATAAATCGTAATGCTGACTTAGTTGGTGCAGGTATTGGAGCATTAGGAAATATTGGTGGTGCTTTAATTACATCTGGTGCTAATAGGTCTGCTGCTAGAACTATAGCTGATGCTCAGAATCAGGCTGCTGGTATTATGAGAGATGCTTATAATTCTCTTACTGGAATTGATATGAATTCTATTCGTAGAGAAGATTTTGCTGCTGCTCATGCAATGCCTGCTCTTCAAGCTCCTGTAAGTTTTGCTGCTGGACAAAACGCTTTAGTTAATAGGTCTTTGCAAAGAACTCTTGCTAATGCTGGTAAATATTCTGCTAGTGGTGCTGCTGCTCAACGAAGAATGGCTGAGGCTGAAGTAAATGCTCAAGATGCACGTAATCAAATTTATTCTGCTGACCAACGTCAAATGCAAGAAATTCGTCAAGGTAATGCTGAACGTGTTACGCAGGCTGCTATGAAGAATGCTGAACTTGATACTCAAGCTAATCGTGATTATACAGGTGCATATCTTAATTTGCTTCAGTATAACAACGATATTAATAATCAAAAGATTCTTGGTGCAGCAGGTGCTATGTCTGAAGGTGCTATCAATGCAGCAAATGCTATTGGTCAAGCACAAACTTCAAATGCTGCTGCTTGGGCTAGTGCTCTTACAGGTTCTTCTCAAGGATTTGCAAATAGTCTTTCTAATATGATTACTCGTAAAAATGACCTTGCTAAAGTTATGCTTGGTGCTAGTGGAGATAGTCAAGCTTCATATTATGCTAATCCTAACTTAGCATCTAACCGAGAAGCTAATACAGAATATAATAGATTGGTTGCACAATACGATGCTATAAAGAATAGTAAGAAACCTGGTGACCAAGATACTGCTGCTATTCTAAGGAGAAGAATTAATAATATTGCAACTGGTAGAGGATTTCAAACTGTTTAAATTATGCCTAGAGATATTGATTTATATAATAGAAATGTAGGTAGAGGTAGTAGAATTCCTAATATAGGTATTGGAGTAGGGCAATCAGGCTTTACTCCTGCTACCTTTCAAGCTGGTGTCTTTACTCCACAAAAAGAAGATATGAGTCTTTTACAACGTTCTCTTCAAACTCTTGATGAACGTAAAGAAAAGACTGACCAACAACGTGCTGCTATTATGTCTGCTATCGGTAAACTTAACCTAAATGCAGCAGAAGATAAATGGAAGTATGATTATGCTAATAGAATTGGTGCTCAAATAGATAGTGCTGCACAATTTGGAGATTATTCTACAGCTCTTGAAACTGCTACTAGACTTGCTGGAGAAGCTATTACTAGTCCTGAAGTTACAGGTAGAATTAGAGCTAATGAACAATATGAAAAAGAAGTTCAAACTCAGCAAGCACGTAGAGATAGAGGTGATATTAGTCAAGCTACTTATAAATGGTGGTTGAAAAATAATCCTTATAAGTATCAAGACACTTATGATGATAATGGAAATATTGTAGGCGGTTCTATTTATGAACCTTCTTTTAGACCTGTTAACGATATTAATTGGGCTAGTACTGCAATGGCTGCTTTTAAATTAGTTACTCCTTTTAAAAGTAGTGTTTCTAGAGATGGAGGTTCTAATGTTACAAATAATACAAGTGCTCCTATAACTCGTGGTAAAACTACATATAAACCAGGAGAATCTATAGGTAGTACAGGTCATAGCAGCAGTAGTCAAGAAAAAGTTACTAAAGAACAAATAACTGCTAGAATGGAAGAACTTCTTAGTTCTACAGCTGATGGTTACAAACAAGCAGAACAAGCATATGATGTCGCTACTGATGAATTCAAAGATTTAGTAGAACAATATAAAACAGCTTTTGCTGAAAATCCCGATAGCGAAGAAGCTAGAATACTTGGTCAAAAGATAGACGCTCGTAAAAAGCTAATGTATCGTAATGGTAGCAAAATAGATTATAAAGAATATTATGCTAGAATGATTACAGATAGTTTATACGCTGATGGACTTGCTTATGATTGGAGAACTTCTAGTTCTGGCGGAACTTCTTCTTATTCCATAAGCGAATCTTCTACTGGAGGTGGTCATGGTGGAAGAGCTATTTCTGATAATTATTTCCCAGGTGCTAGATATAATTATGAAACTGGATATTGGGAAGGAGCTAATGTTAGACAATCTGTTGATACAGAAACTGCTCAAAATGAAGTAACTACTTCAAGTAGTAATATTTCTAATAGATTTAAAACAAGATAGAAATTATGAAAATTAATTTTGGTAATTATACATATTTTGATGGCAAACCTGATGGTGTAGATATTGCAAAAGGAAGTACTAACTATCCTTTTACTTATATACAATCCCATATGTTTGATGAAAATAAATTCAATCAACTTGTGGCTAATCGTCAATATAATGATGCTGCTGACTATGCATCTCAATTCCATTTTAGTGACCCTGAAACTCAAAAAGCTCATGAAAGTGATATTATAAACCTTCGTAGAAGTGGTAGAGTTCTTGGTGCTGTATATGGAAGAGTTAAAGACCCAACAGACTTAGCAAAGATTACTTTTGCTGATAATGTTTTTGTAGATGGTGGACTAGAAAGAGGTGGCAACAGTGAGATAAATACAGCTTTTGAAGATTTGAAATCTAAAATAGGTAGTACTGTAGATAGTGACGGTAATGTTACAAATGAAGCATCTACTCTTGAAATTACATTTGAACCTAAAACAAATAAACTTCTTGGAATTGATTGGCTTATGCCAGACAATGATAATAATATTGAGAACTTTTATGAAACTAGTGGTTTAAATGTTAATACATTAAGAGATAATGGAGTACAAGTAATAAATAAAGATGGACGTACTATTCTTAGATTTGATAAATCTAATCCTTTAGCTAATAAGATTTTATATAACACTCCTACTGTGCTAAATGGTATGTTGGGTGATGTAGATAGAGCTGTATTAGCCACTAAGCCTACTAAAGTAGTTGGATATAACAAAAAAGGAGAAGTTACTGGAGAAACTGATGATTTGAGAGAATTTCATTCTTTTATTCAAGATGCTAAAAATACAAAGGAAAAGTATTTTGAAGATTTTGATTTAACTTACAAAGATTATTCTTCTACAGTTGGTCCTATGATTAGTGATGAGTTATCTTCTTTGAAAGCTATGCTTAATAGTGGACAAATAAATGAAACTCAATATAATCAACAAGCTAAAGCTATAGCTCCGCATATATTCTCAGCTATTAATACTTTAGGTAGTGGTAATTATGAAATGTACACTAATAATTTTAACGAAGAACCAACTGATGAAACTTTAGTACCTGTTGAAAATAAAGACCGTTCTAAGCTTACTGATTTGATTAGCAGTTATGCTCCAAAAGATATTGATGTTTCGGCTATGGTATCTAATGGAAAAATTGGTGCTTTAATTACTTTGGAAGGAACTGGTAATGAAAGTAAAGCTCAAGAGAATGATGGTCGTCGTATTCAAATTTTTGTTCCAGGTTTACTTCAAGAAGAAGCTCAAGCTAAGATTAATAGAAATACTTCAACTCGTGCTATACAAGAACTTAATAGTATGATAGATTGGGGTTATTCTTACAAACTTAGAGATGGTTCTGAAATAGGTGTTAATGATAGAGGGCAGTTTACAAAAAATAAAGAAGTTATTAATAAGCAATCTGCTATTCAAGAAATTAATAAGGATATGATTATGGAAGATGCTCTTTCTAATCTTAAATTCCAATATATGAATGCAGATGGTAACATAACTGATAATCTTAAATATGAAGAAATGGCTAGACTTTTGTCTATGAATGCCGCTGCTGATATTTATGGTGATGTTAAATTAAATGTTAATCCTCAAACAGCTGATGTAACTCTTTCAGATAAATTTGGAAATACTTATACACCAGATGATATATTTAATCGAAATATAGATAAAGATAAAACTCAGTATGAGATTTACTATAGATTAAATGAAATATATTCTATGTATAATGAATTAATGGATGAACTAAATTTTTATAAATAAGTTATGGATGTATTAGATTTTATAAATAGAAATGGACAAAGGACTGTACCTAATCCAAATTATAATCCTAAGTCTAAAAAGAATACAGAGCCTCCTACTATAATTGTTCCTGATGCTCAGCCTATTCCTGATGATGTTATAGAAATGGCGAAAAGAGATGCTCTTAATCAATTTTCTATAGATTCTGGAACAGCTGACAAATATAGAGAATTTGGATTAAATTATAATCCTAAAGATAATCTTGATAAACAATTAGCAGATGCTCAATCTAATTGGTCTAAGGCAGTTAATGCTTTAGGCCAAACTTTGGTTTCTGAAATTGGTATTGGAACAGCAAAGGGTGTTAGTGATTTGATTGACTTTGTTGGTCAAAAAGTTGGATTATCTGATCCTAATTATTCTAATCCTGTTAGTCAATATCTTGAAGAAAAGCAAAAAGAGTTTGAAGAATGGGCTCCTGTCTACGCTGACCCTGATAATAATACTTTAAAAGACCAATTTACTGGAGGTTTCAATCTTGGATATTGGTTTTCTAATATTCCTTCTATTGCAAGTAGTTTAACTCTTCTTATTCCTAGTACTGGTATTACTAAAGCTTTATCTTGGGCTGGTAAAGCTAGTAAGATTTCTAAATATACTAATAGAGCTGCAAGAGCTATAGCTAATCCTGTAGCACATGCTTTTGGAAGAAGTGGTTTTACTAGTGCTGAAATGGGAGTAGCTTTTGAAACTGGTATCAATGCTGCTCTTAGTAGAACAATGGAAAATTATCAAGAAGCTAGACAAACTTATAACGATAGTTATATAGATATGTCTAACACTTTGAATAATATGTCTGATGAAGAATATAATAAATTTCTTCAGAGAAATGCTCAATATCTTGCAGATAATAATATAGATACTACAGATAGAGATTCTGTTGCAAAACAACTTGCTAGAAGTGCTGCTGATAGAACTTTCCAATTAGACTTTGCTAATGTTGTATTTGATGCATATCAAATTTATGGTCTTAGAAATCTTTTAACTCACGCTCCTAGATTTAACCAATCTGCTGCAACTAGAGCTGCTCAGCGTAATGCTATGAGAACTGCAGGTATGACAGAAGAACAAGCTGCTGCTGAATTAGCTAAAGATAGTAGATTAACTAAAATTGGTTATTGGGTTAATGATAATTTATTTGGTTTTGGCAGACAAATTAAATCTGAACTTTCTGAAGGTGTTGAAGAAGCTGTTAACTATATTGCACAACAAGAAGGTACTCATCTCGGTAAATATCTTCTAACTGGGGAAAATGGTGACTCTAGAGATTTGAATTTGCTTAGTAGTGTTGGTCCAATGACTAGTAGAATTCTTAATGATTATTATAATGATACTGGTCTTTGGGATTCTGCCTTCTGGGGTGTTGTTGGTGGTGTTGTATTTCAAGCTGGAGGTAGCAAATTAAATAGAATATCTCAAACTATTAAGAATAGACAAGAAGAAAAGAAATCAGCTAATAAAGATAATGCTAAAACTCAAGAAGCTAAAGTTACTCCTCACTGGTGGGCTCTTGACCAATCTGCTGAAACAGAAAGAATGCTTACTGAAATTAATGGTCGTAATGTTAAACTTAATACATTACGAGAAAATATGCAAAAAATTAATGCAGGTAAGAATCCTTACATTGTAAACGAAGATAAGACTAATCCTGACATAAGCTCCCCCGTAGAAGAAAGAATGCTTAGAGAGAAAGCATATACAGAGTATCTTGATGAAATGATTATTACTGCTAGAAATAACGGTACTCTTAATATGCTTGAAGCTTATCTTGAAGATTCAAATGTACAAGATGCTATTGTTGCTGCTTATCAAAGTGGTGATAATGCTAATCGTGTATCAAAGGAAGAAGCTCAACAAGCTGCTGCTAAAGCATCTGAAAGAGTTAAGAAAATTGATAGAATGTATCAGGATGAAATTATTCATGCTTCTGATATTGCTGATAGAGTTGGTGATAAAGAAGGAACTGCACTTCCTGCTGAATACATTCAAATGATTGCATCATCTAATGTTCGTCATAGATTAAATCTTGAACGTTATGATGAAGTAGCTGCTATGTACAATGAAGATACAGAAAGAATTAAAAAAGTTCTTGGAGATAAATTCGATTCTACTATAGATTATCAAGGTCTTGTATCTCTTCGTGCTACTATTCAAGAATTATCTGGTCTTATTGCACAAAAGAAAGAACTTGAAACTAAACAAAAAGAAAAGCCTACTCTTACAACACAATTTGACATTGAAGAAATTGATAATCAAATTAATGTTATTAAAAGAAAGGCTCTACAAACTTCTACTGATGCTCAATTTGCAAGAACTTTATATGCTTTGCAAGTAGCTAATTCTGCTGTTAGAGAATATGCTCCTGATGGTAAAACATTCAAAGTTAATGCTAGTGATGCAGATTTGATTGCAAATCTAGATAATTTCTTAATGAATGATTTATCTCATATTTTTGATGAAGTAGGTCAAGAAAAAAGAGATAACATTAGTAATGATGCTGTTCTTGGAGAACTTAGAAAAGTAATGAATGATATGCGTTACGTTCTTCCAGTAGATGCTAATGGTAAAAGACAAGATACAGAATCTTATCTTGAAAATCTTGACCCTAAACTTCCAGAAAATTATGATATTCTTGCTAGAATCGAATTAGAGAAAATTAAAGAAAATGCTAGACTTGCTGAAACTGAGCAAGAAATAAGACATTATATTGGTGCTATTAACAATATGGAAAATGTAGCTCGTAAAAGAGTTATAGAAGACGCATTTAATACATTATCTGATATTCAGAAAAATCATACAGATTTAAATATAATGCAAATTGCTAATGGTATATATGATGAAAACAATGCTGATTGGCTCATACAAACTAATGGTTTGACTGATGAAGAAAGAAATAAATTAAGAGAAGCTCTTAAAGTTCTTAATTTGGCTGATGTAAAAAATAGAACTCTATTTGATTCATTGGCTAAAACTCTTATGTATACTAGAGCTACTCAGACTCAAGTTGATGCAAACAATAAACAAAACACTGAACCTGCACAAGCTGCTACTGCTCAACCAGACACTAGTGCTGCTGGTACTCAAACTCAAAATTCTGGCACATCTCAAAATCCAGTTTCAGCCCAACCAACGGGGCAGCCTATCAATCAATCGCAACAAGGTTCTAATGCAGCCACAAGTCAAGGAAATGGGCAAATAGAGCAAACAAGTGGACAAACCACACCTACACAAATAGCATTATCATATAATGGTAATACTATTAATTATAGTGTTCCACAAGCTGGTGCTACTAGTAGTACAAACGTTATTATTGTCAAACCTCTTGGTAATGGCAATTTTGAATTAGATTTCGTTAATAAAGGCTCAGACGTTAGACCTGAAGATATTAGTAACAATAGACTGTTTGATGTTCAACAACAACCTATGGATGGTGCTGTTGTTAAGCGTAATCCTATTGTTAGGTTTGGAAATAACAATGAAGTTCAAGTTGTAAGTCAAGGTCTAGTAGAGAATCCATCAATTTCTTCTACGGGGGAGCAAGGCAGCTCTGTAGCTAATGCTCAAAGTTATATTGATAGAATGGAATCTGCCAACACTCATAAGGAAGTTGATGCAATATATACAGAAGCTCTTAACAATGGAATACAGGAAAAAGAAATATTTCCTACTTATAGTAGAAGACATAAAGAAATAGATGACGCTAAAAAAGTTGTTGAACCTGAAGCTCCAGTTAGAGGAGCAGACCCTCTTGTTTATATTCCTCAGATAGCAGATGCTGCTAGAGCTGCTGCTATGAAATTGAAGAATGGTGAAACTGTTACTTATGAAGAATATTTAGGCGGTCTTACTGATGTAAAAGCGGCTATAAATGATGATATAACTTTTGAAAAGATTGCAAAAGAACGTTGGCAAACTGCTATGCAGCGTCTTGCGAAAAAATATCCTGAGGTTGTTGATAATATCATTAATACTCTTCAAAGTAGCACTACAGAAGAAGTTCCTGAAAGTAATCTTAAACGTGTATTCGATAAGAACTTTACTAGTGCTGTAGAGAAACTTGTTAAAGCATATCTTAAAGATATAGGTCAGAAGAAAGTTAATGGTAAGTATGTTATAAGTCTTGAAAATCTTCTTCGCTATTGTAATGGTGAATTCCAAAATAACGAGAATGCTGAAATACTTTATAATGTTCTTGCTAGTTATTTGAAATCTGATGAGGCTAGTAGTCTTTATGATGTTATTGAAACTGAAGAAGAAATTGCTGCACCTGACTTTTTAGATAATGTCAAAACGCCTTTAGAAGAAAGAATAAATAAAGCAATTAGACAAGAAAATCATAGAATAAATACTATCGGCGTTCAAAATAAAGAAGTATTTGACGAACTTGAAGAAGGACAAGAACTTTCACTTAGAGAAACTAATGATAGAATTTATTTTACTTTTGATGGTAAAGATGTAGGTTATATAGGTAAGCCAAAAGTTGTAAATGGAACTTATAGTTCTCCTTATGAATATTGGCTATTTAGAATTAGACCTAATGGTAAAGATACATACTATTCTAAACTTGCTGAAATATTTAAAGCTATTGTAAATGCTACAGATGGTGAACTTAAAGAAATTTATGATGCTGCTTTAGCTGGTAGTTGGCATCTTGAAGGTAATGCTACTTGGGATGCTATAAAAGCAGAATACACTATCAATACAATAGATAATGAAACAGGTGAAGAAAAGGATGATGTAGACTTTAGACTTCTTAGAGTTATTAGAACTATGGCTAGTTTTGCCGTTAAATATGGTTCAGCAGATAAAGCTATAGATGGTTGGTTTAATTCTCTTGCTCAAGAATATATAGCTGCTGATAACTTAACTAAAAATAAAGATTCTAAAGTTGTAATAGATGCTATAAATGATGGTTTCCTTATTAGAGCTACTGATAAGTTAACAGATGATGGAAAAAATATTATACAATCTGAAGTTAATAAACTTCCTTTAGCTAGTCAAGCTATTGGTAGAAATAATAAAGGCAAAGTATCTATAGCTATTGGTTCTAGAAGACAAGCAGGTACTGTAGAATGTGTTGTTAAGAAAGAAAACGATAAAGTTACTATTCCTGCTACATATTCTTTCCCAGGTGTTGGTTATTCTAATACGTTTGTGGCTATTCCTATTTCGAAAGGTAGAGTTTTATTTGCTCAAGCTTATCCTATAACTGCTAGAGAACTTACTCGTGGGTCAGAAGCAGCTAAAATAGTTAGTGCTTTTTCAAATCAAGTTACTAAATATTTAGAAAATATTGCAAGAAATCCTGGAAATGACCAACTTTTTAGAGAATTGCAAGATTTTTTATTTGAAGCTCTTAATTATAAAAATTCTACTACTCCATTATTCCATATGGATAATTGTGAGAAAGTAAACGTTGGCGATGATAGAGGAACTCATATTGGAACTAATGGTAGAAGAGGTCCTCGTAGAGATTTAAGAATCTTCTGTAATCCTGGTAAAACTCATAAGATACAAATACAAAATGTAGGTGTAAATGAAACTATTGAAATAACTCCTGCAAATATTTCTAGAATTACAAGTCTTGTTAAAAATTTCTTAGCAGATACTTTACAATTTAATATTTCTGAATCTTATATAGCTAGTGATAATAATACAAGAAATCAAGTAGAAGGTCTTGCTACTAGAGATAAAGATGGAAAATTTGTTGTAAAAATAGGAGATGAAAGTTGGACATTTGATTCTTACAATGATTTTATCTTAAATAATGATTTAGTAAGAGTTAATACTAAACCTAACGAGTATGGTAATAATGTAACAAGAACTTCTAACAATCCTAATATTAGATATAAAATTGTTACAAGCTCCCCTGTAGAAAGAAATGTATCTAGTTCTCAACCTACTATCGATGTAGCTAAAGAAGCTAATAATATAATGTCTAGTTCTAGAACAGATAAAGCTGCTGCTTTAGCTAGACTTATATTTGATGATGATACTGTAACAACTCTTAGTACTTATGATTTGTTACCACATAATCTAGTTTTTGATGCTGCGTTTAACACTGGTGATGGTAGAGAAAAACTTAATGCATCTTTTAATAGGAACACTAAAGTTACTACTATCGGTCCTAGATTCTTATCTATGTTAAGTAGCACTAATGATGCTTATAGAAAGCAAGCTGTTAGAAAACTTATTCATGAAAGACTTCATGATATATTACATTCTAATAATAATGAACATTATATTAATGATATTAGAGGTATATATGATGCTTTTGTTGAATCATTGGATAATGTTGAGGCTGCTAAACCTATTTTAGAGAAATACTTAAAAAAGAATAATTTAAACATTTCTTTAGACGATTATTACGAAAATTTCAAAAAATATAAGTATCTTAGCAAACAAACTGATGAAGAAAGATTAGAAGAGTTCCTAGTAGATACTCTTACATCTGTAGAACTTGCTAACTATCTTAATAGTGTTACAAGTCTTTCTAAAGTTAATATGCGAGAAAGAAAACGTGATACTCTTTTAAATAAGATTATGCGACTTCTTGCTAAGATTATGGGAGTTAATATCAAATCTGATTCTTTGTATGCTCAAGAATTTGAAGCTCTTAGAAAAGCTATGGATACTACTGCTGAACAAACAATGCAGTTTGAAGAAGAAACTACTGAAAATGTTCAGCAAACTGTTGAAACTCAACAGCTTCAAGTAGAAGAAACTCCTGCTGTTCCTGAAAATAAAAATATTTTTAATATTGTAAACGATGAAACAGATGATGATGAATATAGCTCTACTACTGAAGAGTATGAATCTGTTGCTTCTATAGGCGATTATATTCAATCTTATTCTCCTGAGGATAGAGCTGAAATTGCTAGAGAACTTAATAGTGGTGAAATTTCAATTAAATGTAAGTAAAATATGGGAAGTATTAATTGTAGTGTTGCTAAAAGAACACGTAAAGTAAACACTGATAGAACTAATTGGGATGTTGATGCTCAGGCTAATATTGAACAAGTTAGTGAATCTATCAACGAAAAAGTTAGTGCTAATCATTATTCAAGTGTTGCATGGCGAAATGAAGCTGTGCAACACTCAGCTGTTTTTGGTGCTAAGATTTTAGATAAAGTTCAAAGACAACACAATCAAAAGGTTACTGGTAGCATGAAGAGTTTTCTTAAAAATGCTATTAGAAATGAACTTAATAATGTGGTTGTAGCAAGAATTGCTAGAGAAAAAGGATTGCCCAAAGCAACCATTAAAGAGCAATTAGGTTTTAATGCTGAAACTGGATTATATTCTGGTAATCTGCAATATGTTGTAGAAAATCTCAAAGATACATCAGAGTCTAACAATAATATTATTGCTTGGTACACAGAAGCTTATAACGATACAATTAATGAAGCTACTGGCATTTCTTATTCTGATGAATTCTTTAATAATGATGTATTTGCTCATTCTAAATTAGGCAGTGTAAAGTTTGATAGAGATGATACATTTGGCGAATATGAATTAGCTGTTGCTCTTGATGTAAATGATGATAATGATACTACTGACTCAGAACAAGGAGAAAATCCAACAGATACGGATGATAGTAATGTTATTGCAGCTTTTGACCATAGTGGTGAACATAAAGATTTTATGGTAGGTGTTGACCAAGACATTAAAACTTATTTTGATACTTTGAATAAACTAAAAAGTTCAGAAAAGGCTAATGATAAATGGCAACTTGATAAAGAAAATCTTTATGAAATTGTGAATACTATGGATGCTAGAGCTTGTTCTAGTGTTCTATTTCATCAAGGTGATTTTACTGACGACCAAACTATGGTTGACAGTATAAAAAGAATTGCTAGGCAATGTGCTGGATTTGAAGCCTTTATGAAGTTTGCTGAAGACCTTGAAAATGATGCTGATTTTAGATATAAAGTTTACAATAATTTTGCTAAACGTATCATGTCTAAAATGGAAACTATCGTTGAAGATAAGAATGGTAAATCAAATCTTGCTAATAAAAGAAGTAATGCTGTTACTGCTCTAGCCTTCGAATTTAGGAATACAATTAAGTCTACTGCTGTTTCTATTAATAATTATGAAATGGAAGATAGATTTAATGCTTGGGATAAATCTCTTACTAATAATCCAAATATTAAATATTCTGAATTTTTAAATAAAATTGCAACAGAGCCTAATGATGAAGATGTTCTTAAATTTATTGGAGAACTTACTTCTATGTTGCAAGTATATTATCCAACTATTGATAAATTTGCAATAGCTAATTATTTATATAACGCTACTGATGCTAATGGAGATATAAAAGTTCCTACTAATTTATCTAATCTTAAAAACATTTTAAATAGAACTATAGCTGCTTCTAAAAGAACAGCAGTTGCTTATAATAGTTTGCAATATGATATTGCTACTGAAAAGAATAGAAAAAAGAGATATGCTTTATATAATGTAGATTATGTAGATAACTCGAATAATCAAGAGGCTCAAGCTTTAGCAGAACTTCTTGCTCCTTATAGTGCTGTTAGAGTAGATTTAAATTCTAGAAACACTGAAGGTAAACTTAGTAGTGATGTTATGAATAATAACTTCTTAACTAACTTTATTAATACTCTTCAATCTAGTCTTAATAGAAAATTCAAAGATGCTGAGGGTAATATAACTTATGCTCAGGATTGTCCTCTTCAACATTTTAAAGAATTTAAATTCAAATCTACTCAGTATAATCTTAGTAATATTCTTGTAGAGAAAGTAGAAAATGGTCGTGTTGTTAATAGAGGTCTTTTTAGAAAAGATGGTGACCGATATGTTCCTACAGAATATGCTACAGATTTACTTAGAATTTCTAAATTTAATGGTGCTACAAGTTTTGATAATAGTAAAAATACTCTTTACTCTAAGATGAGTAAAAATGACTATATCACTACAGCTTTTATTAATTTCTTTGCAGGTGAAGGTAGTATAAATGGTACACCAATGGCTAACTATTTTATGCGTATTCCTTCAGATTCTAGTACTCAATTTGTAGTTACAGCTCCTAGATATGAAATAGCTCAAAGTGGTAGAAATGCATTAAGAAATCCTGATGGAAGTATTAATAAAAATCATCCTATTTTCCAGCAGTTTAAGAATGTATTCTTACAAGAACTTATAGATATGGGTGATGCAATCAATACTATTTTTGTTACAGATGAAAATGGTGTTGTTACTAGAGTAGAAAAAGATGGTAAACATTTGCTTCAATTCAATCCTAATTATTCTAATACCCCTGTAGGAAGACTTTATAAGAAATATCATTTTAATGGTAAAGTTGTAGAAAATTTCGGAACCAATAATGAAAAACTTACTGGTAACGTATTTAAATCTAATAGACTTGTTCTTGTTAAAAATGATGGTAGTGAAGTAAATTATGGTCAGCAATTTATTGAGCAATTTGTAGATTTTCTCTACGGGGGAGCGATAGAAAATAATACTAACGAATCTGTTAAATTTATTAAAGAAAAAGGTAGAGTTGTTGGTGTAAATCTTGATGCTCAAAGTCAAGACTTTAGAAACGCTCTTGACGATATGATTGGAAGATTTATAGCAGATTATTCTAGAGAAGCTATAAATCGTATTCAAGGCTCTAAACAATTCATTAAAGATTCTATGAAATCTTTAATAGGAGAAGATAAAGACAACAAAGAATTTAATAGAAAAGTTAGTGAATTTATTCTCAATACTCATCTTATGTATATTAATTTTGATGATTTATTTGAGGGTAATTCTAAGTTCTATGGTAGTGCTCAAGATTTCTTAAAGAGAGCTAAAGAAGTTCAAGGTAGTGGTGTTCCTTATGGAATTGTAAACTATAATAATGATTTTAGTATTATACAAAAATCGGAAAAGAAAGGTGCTTTACTTAATGAACAAAGTATTATAGATAGAATTGGTAACATTAAACAATATGATAGTTTTAGAGGTGTTACTATTGTTAATACTGTAAGAACCCCTATAGAGTGTGAATATAAAAAACCTGATGGTTCTGGTAAAGATGGTATTCTTGTTAAAACTCTTGCATCTAATTTTGCTAAACAAGCTGGTAGAAAAAGAGCTAATGATAGAGATACTCAGCGTGCTAGAGATATGATGGCAGGTTTTGCTAATGCTAAAGTTAATGATGCTCAATCTTATATTACTTTTGAAGAATGGGTTCGTCGTATAGCAGCTAGAGGTCAGCTTATGAAACATCTTCCTCTTATTGAGAAGATTCAGAAAGGTGAAACTCTTACTGATACAGAAATGGATGCTTTTGTTCAAGTACAAAAGAATTTCTATTATGACCAATATTATGATGAACAAACTGGTATAATCGTTCCTCGTCAAATTAAAAATGCTGAATTTGTTCTTGTTCCTCAATTTATAGAAGGAACTCAACTTAAACAAATTTATGATTTGATGAAGAAACATGATATTGACCAGCTTAATACAGAAGAAACTTCTAAAGCAGGTAAACATAATGTTTTAACTCTTTGGGATAATGATGGTAATTTAACTGAAGAAAATATTGCAGACTTTGAGGCTAAAGCTGACGGTGCTGCAGAATTTTTCAATTATAATAATCTTTATACTCAGCAAGAAACGCCACAGCACGTTAATGCTGAAAACAAAGCTGGTATTCAGATTATGAAAAAAATTATTGATAATATTCCTGTAGGTCATAAACTTTATCCTATTAAGCAGAAGTTTATGACTTTGTATTCAGCTAATGTTCAAGCTGCATTCCAGGATTTAGCTAATGAACTAAATATAGAAACTGATAGTAATGGTTATCCAGTACTTGATGATAATGGTCAAATTAAAGGTCTAGATTATAAGAAACTTTATGATTTATTTAGAGAAGAAGCTGAACGTCTTGGTGTCGATAGTAATCTTTCTGATTATTTTACTTTAGAAGATGATATTATTGAAGGTGTTGCTCAAACATTAATGCCTAATTTCTTTAGTAATGTTTCCAATAGAGTTGAATCTGTAGCACAAGCTTTGTTTAATAGTAGAATTACTAGACAAAAACTTCCTGGTTTCCATGGTGCTCAGGTTACTAGTATTGGTTTTAAGAAAGAAAATATTCAAAAGAGTAATACTCTTCGTTATCATACAAGACTAAATAATAAAGGTAAAGAAGTTTATGCTCCATACATTGAAGTAATGCTTCCTAAATCTAATTTTGGTCTTTCTGCTTACGATGATGCTACTGCTTTAAAAATGTTACAAGAGGCTGGTGTTGATGAACTTATCAGTTATCGTATTCCTACCGAAGGTAAACAATCTGTTGCTATTATGAAAGTCGTTGGATTTACCAACGATGCTCAAGGTTCTACAATTATTGTTCCTGATGGTTGGGTTCCTCAAACTGGTTCTGACTTCGATATCGACTCTATTTATGGTATTCAATTCCATTTCTATGTTGATGAAAAGACAGGTAAGATTAAAGTACCTTTTATGTCTGATTCTGATGATGACCTTGTTAAAAGATGGCATTCATATATCAGAAGACATGCTGAAGTAGGTAATGCTTTTGAGAATATTGAAGAAGATTTAAAAGAATATCAAGATGTAATTGATAATAAAGAAACGTTTACTCAATTTGCTGATGTTCAAAGAAGAACTAGTGAAACTTTTGCAGAACTTCCTAAAAGATTTAAAAATCTTGTTGCTCAAATTAGTAGAGATTTTAAAGATGAAAATGATAAAGCTACTTATAAAGAAAGTCTTGAAAATCTGATTACTAAACTTGAAGCTGAAATTGCTAATAGAAAATATAGCAATGGTGTTTGGATGGATTCTGAAGGAAATGCTATAACAAATGCACAATTTGAGAAACTTTCTGAAGAAGAACAAGATGAATATGATTGGGTTGGAAATAATAGAGATACTATTCTTGAAGTTTCTGATTATATTCAATCTTTAAAAGATGTTGTTGCTTTTTTAAACAATCAACAAGAAGTTAATATTGCTTACAGTAAAATTGGTAAGATTACAGAGTTCTTATCTGCTACTCAAGATAAGATGTATGAAGATGCTGCTAAGGAAAATGGTCTTATAACTTTAGAAGAATTTGGAAAGCTTGATATTAATCTTCAAAATTCTAAAGCTTCTAGAGATAATGAAATCCTTAATTGCATGATGACTATTCTTGCTGATGAATCTTCTATGGAAGAAAATCTTGGTCGTAGTAATTTTGATGATATCAGTAACACAGACAAAGATAATCCTGGTGCTATTCAGAAAATGATGAGTCCTACTGCTAGACTTAAAAGAGAAAGAAGAAGTCCATATAATTTCTTTGACCAAGCTGATTATCAAGATGATGCTATGAGTGGTGCTAAACTTAAAGGTTTCAGTGTTACTCGAGACAACTTGTGCTCTGTTTGTAATACAGTTCACCCTATTGCAGCTACAGATGCCTATACAATGCTCTATGATGCTACAAAATATGACATTAAAGAACTTAAAGAAGCATTTGGTGAACAAAATGTAAATCTTTCTAACGATAAAAAGTATATTCAAGTTCGTCATAAAACTTTTGGTTGGACTAGAAATAATAAAAATATTGTTGGTCGTATTCTTACTTCTTATTCTTCTGAAACAACTGCTCATATTCTTGATGCTATTAAAGAAGGTGCAGCACCTAATGTTAATGATTTAACATTTGCTGTATATAAAACTTTTGTTGATTTAGGTTCTGATTATAATACTGCTATTGGATTTATGGCACAACCTGCTGTAACTAGAATAGTTGATGCTTATAATCGTAATAAATCTATATTTACACCTTTTAATACTAATCCGTTACAACAAGCTATTAGAAGTCTTGCAGAAGATTTAGGAGTAAAAGTTAAAAATAAAAACGGTAAAGGTATAAGTCTTAATAAACTTATTGAAGAAATTAATGCTAAACCTGAACTTGCAACAGCTTTTAAACAAATCTTTGGTATAGATTTGCATATTGGCAAAGTTAAAGGTAATGAAATAGAATTTGAAAATTTTGCTCTTCCTACTTATCTTCTTAAAGATAGAATTGATGAGAGTGGAATTTTTGCTAGCTCCCCTGTAGAAGGAATTGATGAAAAGACTTTACAACAAGCTTTTGACCTTGGTATTCTTCTTAAATATTCTCAATTTGCTAACTTTAGCCAACGAATTGGTGATGTTGCTCGTGTAACAAATCCTGATAAATTTGGTGCTAAAAAGAATATCTTTGAAACTAATAAAGTATTTGACGATATTAAAGAACTTATTAATAGAGGAGATATGCCATTACAAGTAATGGTTGGTAGAAATGAAGATGGTACTCCTAATATAATTTCTATTCTTGAAGCTATTTATCCTGGTATTGGAAATGGTGATGTTGATACTTTCATGAGAGCTACTCCTGAAAGAGCAAGTATGTATCCTCCTTTGTATAGTTTTTTGAAATATGCTACTGCTCCAAGTGTTATAATTAATAGAACTCTATTTGAAACTCAAACAGATGAATTTATTGCTGCTGTAAATAGTATAGAAGAAGTTCTTGGCTTTGATTCTAAAGTTACAGAAAAACAATATACTGATTTCCAAAAATATATTCTTGGAGAAATTTATTCTGAAATTCCATTTATTAAACATCCTGTAGTATTTAATCAAAAAAATAATACATTTGATGTTGATATTAATGTTGATAAACAAACAGAGATAGGTAGAATTTATGGATTTAGTGCTCCTAGTGATATAAACTTTAAGCCTCAACGTCTTTATAAACCTACAAAGACTGATATAGAAACTTGGCGTAAACTATCTCCTGCTCAGAAAGTTCTTTGGATTCAGCAAAATGCTAAGAACCCTGGTATCTTTGGTTTATTTAAAGTAGACCTTAGAAATAATAATAGAGATGGTTCTCAAACTATAGAATTTAGTGAAGATTCTGTTAATATAGAAGATGCTTATTCTATGTTTAATAATGCTTTTTATAGTGAAAATCCTCTTATCAGATATGCTGCTGCAGATTTGATTAAATATGCTTTTGTTGTTGAAGGTTTCCAAATGAGTCAACACGCTGTAAATAAAGTTATCAGAAATACTCCTCTTATGCAGTCTATCGAAACTGGAGGAACTGGTATTGTATCTTATATGCGTGATGCTGTTAGAAATATTCAAGACAGTATTAATATAGATAAGGTTATTGAGAATTATGTTAAAAGTCATGACATTCAAGGACTTCCTAAAGTAAACATAAATGATTTAAATCCTAGAAGTCTTAATGACGAAAAGAATAAAACTATTAAAATAGACCAAATAGATGGCAAGAATGTTGAACGTGAAGTAGATACTCCTACAGGGGTACTAATGATACAAATTAATGATGATAATATTAGTACTCTTATTGAAAACAATATTCTCAGAATTGATGAATTTGGTAGATATTATGAACGTCCTTACTTCAAAACTACAGGTAGAAAAGGTAAAACTTATAAGTTTGAGATTGTAGATGGAATAGGATATGCTTATCCTCTTAATAAGTTACAACCTAATGAACATTCTGATTGGTCTACAAAATTAGATAATAGTCCAGAACCATCTGCTGAATATTTTGAAGCTATCATTAAAGGTGAAATTGATACTTCTAGAAAAGGTGATTTTATGTCTCCTGTAACTTATAAAGTAAATAGAGTAGCAGATTTCGATATTAATGAACTTAAAGATAATACAGTAAATAAAATAAATAATGCTTCTAGTGAAATTCTAAAAGGTAATGCTTATTATGTTTGGAGTCCTGAACTTTCAACAAAACTTCCTAGTATCGGAGATATGTCTGTTCAGGAAATAGATGGTGTTGTTTACGATATTATGCATGTAAAAGCTGATAATGTTCAAAAGAAATATCTTGGTGATAATAGTAGTGTTACAATTCAGTCTGGAGATGTTGCTTATAGTGATATGATTAATAATCCTAATTATGGACTTAGAGCTATGGGCTTTAAAAAACCAAGTTTAGATGTATTTATGATTAGAGCTCATAAGCAAGCTGAGGCTGTTATTACACCAGAAGAACTGATGTCAGATACTACTGAAGATTTAGGTTCTTTATCTATTGATGCTATCTTTACTAATGCTTCACAAGGTGATACTATTGCTAAAGAAGCTCAAGGATTACTTCAATTTAGAAATTCTACACAAGGTAGAGATATTCCTGTTACTTCTGATTCGTTGTTTATTATTTCTAATTATCTTACTAGAGTAGTAGATAAGATTAATGACCAACTTAAGAATTTTGAAACTGAAGATGGTAGACATTTTAAAGTAACTGACCCTGAATTAATTAATTATATTAGAAATAATCCTGCAGAACGTAGACGTTATCTAAAAGTTCTTCTTGATGCTAGAAAGATTAAGCGTCAATTTGAGGCTTATTTAGCATTTGATACAACTAGTAGTGACCCAGAACTTAAACGTTATCTTGATAATATTAAGAAAAAAGTTGTAGAACTTGATGAAGCTCTTACAAGTAATGGTCTTGAATTGTTTGCCAAAGATTATCTTAGAGGAGTTAGTACTAATCCTCTTGTTCAAAAAGATGTTATAACTCTTCTTGATGGTTTTTATGGTAGTGGTATGATTGAAGCTATGATTAATGATACTCAAGAAATGCCTAATCCTCTTATTCAGATTATAACTAAAGAAGTTATGGCTGACATAAGAGCAAAAGAAATGCAAGCTGAAGATAGAATTAAAGATTTTGAAGATACATTAGCCCGTATTAAGAAAGAAGCTACTGATGCAGGTATGAATATTAATTGGGATAATATAGTAGATAAAACTGGAAAACTAATTCAGCCTTATAAAGATGCATTTATTGATGATTATAGAGCTTTAAAACAAAACATTGAAAGTATCAAAAATACTCTTCGTTCTGATGGTACTGTAGATTATGAAGCTTTAAATAGAGCACAACTTGCTCTTGATAAATGGCTTAATGATAACGTTGAACTCCCCCTTAAAGGAGATGAGAAAGATGAATTTGGTCTTAAAACTATTAAATCTTTTTATACTAAGAAGATTGAGTTAGACCAAATGATGATTGATAATGCTCCAAAACTTTTTGCTAGATACAAAGAACTTCAAGCTAAGAGAAGAGATATTGTTAGTCATCTTAATAGCTCAGACTCTGACCCCCGTTGGGAAACTGAACTTAAAGATATTGATATAGAAATTAAATCTCTTACTGCTTCCGTTAGATTTGATGAAGCTAGCAATGCTTGGATTAAAAAATCTGATGAAGATATTCATAACGCTGAACTTTTGAGTAAGTATAAGAAAGAGATTAAAGAACTCTATGATGAATATTATGATAAAGAAGAAAATGCTGGTTTTAGAGAAGAACTTGAAATTAATCTTCGTGTTGTAAAAGAAGCTGAACGTAGAGACCAATATGGTATTCCTCAAGCAAGTGCTGAAGAACTTAGAAATAATGAACGTTATCAACGTGCTGCTACTTGGCTTAGAAAAAATGCTATATTTAGTCCAGACCCAGAAACTTATGAAAAAGTTAATGAAGCGTTCAAAGTTTTAGGTAATGGTAGAAGAAAATCTCAAGCTTCTGAAATTCTTAAACTTGTTGCAACTTCTAGTTCAGCATATGATACTAAAGGTAGAGTTGATGGTACTAAACTCACAGCAGAACAGCAAAGAAATCTTAATATAGCTCAACAAAAAGAGTATAATGATAGGGTTAATGCTAATGCTATGGCAGCTAGCCTTATAAATAGTGCTGGAGAAAACGATGAGATTTATACCAAAGAGTTCTACAAACTTATCTATAAAGAAGGCTATGCTAAGAGTGAAGAATATAAAGCTAAAGTTAAAGAAATTAATGATATTCTTGCTAAACATTACGGCAATTCTAGAACTATCAACTTTGTTGATATGACTAAAGAAGAACTTGAAAAACTTGCAAATCTTTATAGAGAACTTAGAGGTATTAGAGAAGATATTGAGTTTGCTTGGAGTTCTAAATATGCTAAACTTCATGCAGAAGATGTTGATTATGTAATCAATCAAGAAAACTTCGATATTGCTAAAAATGCTGCAGAACTTGCTGGTGTTGATATGAACTTATGGGAAGCTGTTAATACTGAATTTGCAACAGATGAATCTGGTAAGAAAGTAAGGGTTCCCAATAAACTTATCTACGGGCGAGCTGTACCTTCTGAAGCTGCAAGAGCTAAAAAGAAGAAAAAGTCAGATGCTAGTCTTTATATAGATGAAGCTAAAACAGAAGCTTTTAAAACTATTAGAGGTTATATGGTTTCTGAGCCAAGTGAATATTATTATGAAGAGTACGCCCGTAGAAAGAAAGAAGGTGTAGATGATGATGGTAGAACATTTGAAGAATGGTATGCTGACAATCATGTTTACAATCCTTATTCTAGGACTATGATTCCTAATAAAGCTTGGATGGTTAGTAGACTTAATGATAATAATGAAGGTACTTGGGAACCTGGCTTTGCTCAATCTCATTCTGTTCCTAAAGAGGAATATAAGAATCCTAATCATAAAGATGGCATTAGTCTTGGTGTAAACTTCAAAGATAAGGATGGTAGATATAAAAATGATGTTGCTCAAAATCAATATGAAAAAGAATTACAAGAAGAAATAAGTAAACTTCTTATATCTCTTGCTCATGTTGAATCTGCTAAACGTTTCTTTGAATCTGGATATATGCCTATTATGTCTAAAGATGAAGAGCATGATATGAGATTCTATCTTAAAGAAGCTGCTAAAGGAGTAGGTTGGATTGAAGATACTAATACAGGTAAAGAATTAGATGAGAATATTAATTATGCAAATGATTATATTCCTTCTATGCCTATGACTACTAAATTACAAGATATGAAAGGTAAGAAAGTTAAGTTAGAAAAACCTGTATATAATGAAGGTGATGATGTTGATGAATACAATAAAAAAGTTGCAGAATATGAAAAAGCTCTTTTAAAACAACAAGCTGACGAAGAAAAGTATCATCAAGAACAACTTAATCGTGATTGGGAAAGTGTTATTAAACGTTTTATAAAAGAAGCTGCTCATTATAATGCTGTTCAAGATAATAGATTGATGCTCTATTATGGTCAAGAAATTCTTAAAAATCAAATGAGATATGATACAAATATTGGACGTTCTGATTTAAAGATTGATAGAAGAAAATCTAAAGGAACTAAGACTGTATATGAAACTCGTGATTCTAAGAGAGAATATGACCAATATACTAATTGGATGCGTCGTCTTATGTTCAATCAATGGAAATATAATAATCCTCGTTGGACTCGTTGGGCTAATCTTGCACAATCATTTACAAGTGCTAACTTTATGATGATGAATATTCGTGGTGGTATAGCTAACGTAACTCTTGGAGAAACTCAAATCTTTGCTGAAGCTTGGGCTAAAGAATATTTTGGTACTAAAGAATATCTTAAAGGTAAAGGTATTTGGATGGCTAATGTTGCTAGTTATCTTGCTAATATGTATAGTGAAAAATCTTCTACTGTTGCAGATGCTATCATTAAATTTATGAATGTTGTAGACTTTGACGAAATTACAGGTGTAGTTCGTGCTAATCTTGACCCTGCAGTTTATCTCAAACGTGCTAGAGATTTCATGTTTAGTCCTCAGACTATGGGTGAACATTTCATGCAGAATGGTGCTATGTTTAGTATTATGCTTAGTCATAGACTTTATAAGAATGAAAATCCTGAAATTAATGGACGTAGTTCTTATGTAATTAAAGGAAGAGCTGAAGTTATAAGAGATGCTCATGAACAAGCTTTAGCTAAAGTACTTGAAAATAGAGAAGATATTCTCAATCAATATAAAGATTTTAGAAACTCTCAACTTGCTGATGATAATGTTCGTAAAGAATATGCTTGGTTTAGAAAAGATATAACTACTGAATTTGTAGAACGTCTTAGTCCTGAACTACAACAAGAATTTATTAGTATTCGTAAGCAATACGAAGATAAAGCTCTTAAAGAATTTGAAAAGCAACCTGACATTATGTCACAATTTAAACTTGGTGATAATGGAAAGTTAGCTTTTGCAGATGGTTCTATTTTAGCTGAACTTAACAATAATAGAGAAGCTAATTCAGAAGTTAATGATGCTTATAAAATTCTTGGCGCTCTTAAAGGACGTGTAATATCAGTTAATAAAAAGATTCATGGTGTATATGATAGAATGGGTTCTGCTCAACTTGAAAAGTATTGGTTGGGTGCTCTTGCAATGCAATATCATAAGCACATTTATCCTGGTATTATGAAACGTTATCGTAGACATGGTTACTATAATGAAGAAAGAGGTACTATTGAAAAAGGATGTTATAATGCTCTTATAGATTTCCTTGCTCTTCCTATTAGAAAATATCGTCAAGATATGAAAGATAATGAAGTTGAAGGAATGGAAGGTATTCAGAATCTATTTAAACATATTACTGATTTCTGTCTTAATGTTAAAACTCATTGGGCTCTCTTACCTGATTATGAACGTTCTAATATTAGAAGAAATATTGGTGACATTGTTGGTGTATTAGGTGCTGTTGCTATTGCCATAGGTCTTAGAGCATTAGGTGATGATGACGATGAAGACGGAATTATTTACAACCTTTGTCTATATGAAGCTGACCGTCTTGCATCTGAAAGTTTCCAATTTAATCCTTTTGGTGCTATGTCTGAAGCTAAGAAACTTTGGAGTAATCCACTTGCAGTTCAAAGTATTATAAATGACGTTCTAGCATCTATGGGTACTATGGCTCAAATTCTAATTGAAGGTGAAGATTATGACCCATATTACACTAGTGGTAAATATTCTGGAGAACATAAACTTAAAGTATATATTGAACGTCGTATTCCTGTTTGGAGAGGTATCAATGCAATTCTTAATATTGCTGATGATAATCATTACTACAAACTTGGAGATAATATGATTAGTGTAATACCTGTTAAAGATATTGCTAATTGGATTAAAGAGTAAGCTATCTACGATAGCAAAAAAAAAAGAATCCCAAGCTGCTCCTTACGAACAACTTGGGATTTATCTTTAAACTAATTAAAAATCTTATAGACTTTGAAATTGCTTTAGAGCTTGTCAAAGTTATGCCTTATAAGTTAATCATCCAATGTATTTGAAAGCAACACAAGCAAAGGAAATAAGCAAATAGAGGATTTATTCCATTATTGCCGTACTTGTATGATTACGAAATAGTGTCGGAGGAACACTAATATCATCGCTATCAACAACTTCTTCACAACAACCAGCACCAAATCTAGCATCAAGAATAGAGTCTAGAGTAACAACTAGTTGTTTATGATACATTTCTTCTACGGGGGAGCTAGTAATACCTTTTATACTTCCTAGATAAGAACAGAAAATAAAAAAGTAAGCAACACTAATAAACGCTAAAGATATACCAAATCCTATAAGTATATAAATACAAACATCTTTCATATCATAAATAAAATTAAGGGTGCCAGCCGTATTGCTGACACCCACATCAATATTTACTCAAAAGTAGCCAAAAAAGAGTTACTTATAATGAACATTAATCCACTGAACAACTACTACAGTAGGAACACTACCAATCTTTTTAAAAAGATATTTATCGTCTTTATAGAAGATAGCACAAGGAGTATCAGTAATTTCAAATTTTTTAATTACTTTTTTATCTACATCCTTAATATCTATTGTTTCAACTGTAACGTCTGCATTAGTTTTAAGAATAGCAGCAGTTATGGAGTTCTTCATAACTTGACAACCTAAGCAGCCTTCAGATGTAATTAACGTTATCTTATTCATAACTTTTACTTATTAGTTGGTTTACCTTCTTCAGGAACTTCTTCCTCTTCCTCAATCTTCTGATAATAATTACCTTCATCATCTTTGAGAACATTCTCATTAATCAGAAGACATTCTGTAGCATTAGCTATATTACTATATCCATTCAGAAGAATACAAATATTACCAAAGTTAGTCTTTGATTTCTCATCTGTAACAGGATACTCTTTAACTGTAGCCTCAAGAACTGCAATATTATTTACAGCATCTCTATTAGCTTCAATAAGTACTTTAATATAATCGTTCATAATTTTATTATCTTTATATTATTATCAAACACCAGTAGAACCATGTCCACCTTCACCACGTTCAGTTTCACTAAGTTCAGTAGCCTCAACAGGCATAACTTGAGGATAAGGCATAATAATAAGTTGACAAACTTTATCACCAACCTTATAACTTTCTGTAGTACCTTTACTTTGAGGACGGAAAGTACACATAATTTCTCCACGATAACCAGAGTCGATAACTCCTACACAATTAGTAAGAGCAAGACCATATTTACGAATAGAACTACGTGGGAAAATAAGACCAACATAACCCTCAGGAATTTCTACTGCAAGTCCAGTACCATAAACAAAGCACTGAAAGTCATCAGACCAATGCTTACTAGTAGCAGTTAAATCAAGTCCTGCATCTCCAGGCTTAGCATAAGCTGGGATTTTAGCTTCAGGAACTAACTTTTTAAACTTTACTTCTAACATAATTATTACTTCTTTTAGGATGTGCCATTTTAATTTGACAAATAATTACTGCAAATATAATAATAATATCGTAAATTGCAAAATAACTATTGTTAAATTATGTTATCATACATTTCTTCTACGGGGGAGCAATTAGCACTATAAGTAGTACTAGCTCCCCCGTAGAAAAGAATGTTGATTAACTATGCAGCTTTATAATCTATAACTAAATTAAGAGCTTTACTTGTAGCAAGTCTATCTCCACCAAAGATAAGATTATCCATACGCTTTTCGCCTTCTTGTTTCTTAACATTGCTATAATAGCCAGTGATGGCATTATAAGCACCCCAAGCGTTACCTATAATATGTTCTTGAGCAACTCCATTTTTATAATAATCAAACATAGTATTAAGAATGTTAGCTTTACGAGTACTAATATTAGTCTTCTGCATAGCAAGCCAATCTCTTTCAAATACTTTGCGAATACCATTTTCATGGTTATACTCGACAACAGCTTCATATTCAGCTTTAGTAAGTTGTAGACGAGCAATATAATCTCTAACTTGGTCATCAGTCATCTTAATAGTAAGAAGACTTTCATAAAGAAGTTGAGAACTCTTAGCATAATCTATTGCAGTACGAAGCATTTCAGCACCAAAGTCAAGTCTATCTTGTGCAGTCTTTGTATGTCTGATACGAATATGTGCAGTAGCTTCTTCTAATCCAGCATTAAGCATATTAAGACAGAAGACTCTGACAGGAGTAAATAGCACATCAATACTACCACTACCATCGTGAGAAGTACTAAATACCAAATAGTTATCAATCGGGTCTTCTCCAACTCTAGTTTCAATAGGAAGCTTAGCTGTAATAAATACCTTATGTCCATATCCGAAACATCCTGCATATTGGAAGAGAGCTTTTCCTTCTCCAATGGCATTATCTATAAAATTAAATGCATCAATATTTTGAACAACTTCATACTTAGATTTAACGATACCAAGAGGGATATTCTTATCTACACGATATGTGCCATAAGCATTAGGACAAGGACGATAAATGTTACCTTTGTGAGCAAAGTCGCCCATAGTTTCATTAACAGAGTTATCTCCATGAATGTTAAAAGGCATCTTAGCAACAAGTTCACACTTATCTACCATAAAATCTAGACCAGCTTTCTTAATAACTTCTTCTGAGGTTTTACAATCAGTGACATCTTTGCCCATTTTACCACCCCAAGGAAGTCCGTAAACATCAAACTTTTTAGCCATATTTTATTCTGTTAAAATAACAATTTTATTACCATCCCTAATTACATCTGCAACCTTTTTATAAAGTTGCAAATTTCCATATTCGTCAACAGGAGCTCCATTATAATATTGATGCTTATTAGCAACTACTAACTCATCTCCAGGCTTGCCTTTAAGGATTTCCTGGACAGCAGCATTAATTATCATTTTATTGTAATACTTTGATTTTGTTCTATGTGAGCAATACTACTTAAATCTGTATTACCTTCAAGTAAAACATCTTTCATAGCAGTCTTACTAACATTTGATTTAACTTTATAATTTGTTATAAATCCGAAGAACTTTTGCATAAAGTCAATACCGTTATTAGCAAGTAAGTCTTTGAGATTTACATCAAATGTAAGAGTAGCAGGAATATTATAAAGTTCATCAGCACTAAATTCTATTCCTCCATCAGAGTTTTTAATAGCTTCTCTAACTTCTTGCTCATCTAAGTCATGGACAGTGTTAAGTTCTCTAGTATAAGCAAGAGCATTAAAATAAGTAAATACAGATTTACATATAGCATCAGTTCTTTCAGTATCAACTTCAACTTTAGTTGTATTTCTAACACTAATCTTACCTGTGCCATAGTCTAAGAATTTACCACCAGATTTAGTTTCGTCACCAAACTTAGTGATAGCTTCAGCAATTACTTTCGAAAGCCTTTCAATAACTTTGTTTTTGGCATCTTTAAGTTCTTTGAGACGAGCAGTTTCTTTATCGATAATATCAATTTCTCCTTTGAGGCTTTTGATAACTTCTCCATAAGACTTAACTTTGTTTTTGAAATCTTCTTGAGTAACAGCAAGTTTTTCTTCAAGTTCAGGAGTTAATTCTCCACCATTTTCTTCTAGTTCGTTAGATATATCTAGAAGGTCTTGTTGTATTTGCCAAATATTCATAATTAATATATTATATCTTTTACAGTGTTAATCATATTTCTAATATCATTAACATTTCCAATAAATTTATCTTCATTTTCTTCTACTGTTATATAAGATTTTGAAAAAATATAAAGTACATCTCTAATATCATCAAGTTTTTGTTGTTTAGATTCTTTATTTGAATAATATCCAATAATAAAACAAACAAATATAATAGTTATACAAATTATAACTGTAATAATAACATTTTCTGTAATCATAATGTTATATCTCCTATGTGACTTTTATTTTTAACATCAACAGCATTACGTTCTAAATCTGCTTCATTCCAAAAAGAAATACTACATAAACCTTTATTTACCATAAGTATTCCTTCTTCATTTACAATTAATAGATGTTTAGTATATTCTTTATCAGTTTTATTTAGCTTAACATCAGCAGTATAAAGACTAGTCACCATTTTTAGTAAAATATTTAAGTTCTCCTTTAACTTTCAGCTCCCCTTTAGAAGAAATTATGGTTAAATTAGAACCAGGAAATTTCTCATTAAGAGTGTCACATAAATCTTCAAGACAACTTATAGCATTAGTATAAGCTCTATCAGAAAGATGTAATATAACAATAGTGCAACAAATAAGTATCGCACAAAGTAATAAACTAATACTTAACCAAATCATCTTCTATAATTATTATCAGTATAAACAATAGTTTCTTTAATTTTACCACAATTGGTACAACGAGAGATAATAGTCATTCCGACTACAGCACCATAAGGATTTTTAATATCCTTCTTTTCAAGAACTTCATATTTATGAAGTCCAAGATAACATTTTAAATCTTGAGTCATAACAAATTACGTTTAATAAATTCTTGTTTAAGAGGTTCAGCAACTAACTTAGCATTAGGATGAGGAGAACCTGAAACACCATCAGCTCTAAGAGCAAAGAAATGTTTCCAATCATCTACAAAAGCAGTATGAATTAATTGAGTTTTAGTAGCAAGAGGAAGAACTTCTCTAGCTTGTTGAGGTTTCCAACCAATTTCAATAAGTTTATTATAACAATATTCACAAATAGTTAATGCACATAAATAATAATCTATATTAGTCCAATCTCTATCTGCTTTTCTACAAATATCATCACAATAACTAATAACACTATCAAATTGATGTGACTCTACGTAAGGTAAATGTTCTTCACCAAGCAACCAAGCAGGAAGTCCAATCTTAATTTGACCATCATTACGCTTATTATAATTACAATATCTAGTACTTTCTTCTGCAATAGAATTAACTCTGTGACGATTAAATTCACGAGATACTCCTATGTTAGTAGTAAAAGAAACTGTAACACGACGAGCATGAAAATCAGTTGGAGTACAAATATATTTTAAATCACAAAGAAAATTAGTTTCATATATAACACGAAGATTAGTAGTTACATAACAAATACCAGCATCATAATTAACTTTACTATAAGGATTTTGTTCATAAAATTCTTCAAAACTATTATAATTAGCATCAGAATAGTCTACATTTCTTTTAAGATAAACAGTACCATGTTCAAGCATAGCACCATGAATCTTATTAAAATTAAGCTCCCCTGTAGAAGAATCTTGTCTTAGAATAACTCTCTTAACAAATTCTTCATCAGTTTCACCATCATTCTTAGGAGTACTTTGATAACAAACTCTAGTACAACGAGCAATATGTTTCCACATATCTTCTAGAATAGTACCTTGTTCCCATATTTCAGCTTTTGGTCTAACAAGTTCCATAATATATTATTTATTATTTTTACGTTTAAGATAACTAAGTGTCATAACAGAGTAGCAAGCGAGGTCAGTTAGAGTATCTTCAATAGACTCATTAACTTGCATTGTTTCTTCTTTTCCCATACAAGCAATAAGTCTATTCATTTTATCTAAAAGACGACCAAGAGGATAACTTACGCCAAGTTTGTCACAACCTTCATCAAATGAATTGCCATAGTCATGATTTTTCTTAGCATAAAGTGTAGTCATTTTGCCAACAATATAAGCAAACATTTTAACGTGTTCATCAACAAGATAAGCTTCATCTTGAGGAACAGTAATTTTAATAAGTTCAATAGCTTCCATAATCATATCAATTTAAGTTTATGTAATTTCTCAATCATAGCCACGCAAGCATCAACAAAATGCTCATATCTATCAGTTTCTATACTTTCAAGAATCTCAGAAGGGTCTTCATATATAAGTTGATACATATCGTCATCCTTGTTAATTTGCAAGTATGTTGAATAACCATCATCATCACACACCTCATAATGAAGTTGTTCAAGCAATGCTGCAAGACTCCAACAAGGATATGCCTTATTTTCTTTATCGGTCAATTTGACATACTCTCCAACCTGAGTAGTACCATTAAAACAAGATAGTGCTCCAAAGAAAATATTTTTATATATATACATATCCGCACTTTCAATCGGCAGAAACTCTGCCAACTTTTTTGACTGTTTTATATCTGTATAACTTTTAATTGTTGCCATAGTTATTCTTTATTTATTTTTTTCAGAACTTCTATTATGTGGATTATCTAGCATAGACACAATGCTTATAGCAAGCTCAAAGGCTTTTGCCTGACCATCATTCCAAGAACTCCAACACTCATTCATAAGTTTGTCTTGACTATTAGAAGCAGGCTTGTTTGCCCATTCATCACTATATTTGATAGCCTCTTTCTTTTTCCTTTTAAGAATATTAATAATATCGTCTTTAGTCATACTCACTTAATTTTAGACATTATCCATTCTTCATAACTTGTCATAGTTATTTCTTTTTAAGTTCTGCAATCAGCGCATCAGCCTGCTCAACAGCAAGTTTAGCAATAGTTTCTTTGTTGTAGTCAATAGAGCCAAAGAAATTCATAACTCCTTGCATGGCAGCAATAGCAGCACGTTCTCTTACATCTTGCCAATGTTTATCAGTAGCCGTTTCTATAGGCTCAAAATCCCAATAGTAGTTTAAGTTATTTGGTTCTGTATGTTCAACACCTTGTGAATCAACATAAAATACAAAGTCAAATACATCACTTCTACTTTTAGGACTTCCCATATGATAAATTACATCTACTATTTCTCCAGTCTTTCTTATTTTTGCTTTCATACTTTATTAGCATTATTAATAAATTTTTTACTAGCATTAAGAAGAATAGCTCCAATATGAAGCATTTGTTCTTGAGAGAGTTCTAATACACTTTTATCTATACCATCTATAAAGATAGCAATAGCAAATCCATTATCTTCAGTAGTAAGTTTAGGATTATGTATTATATGTAATTCAATATTTTCTTTTGCCATATTGCAAAGATAATAAATTTTTAGAATATACAAGAATTTTAAGTGTTAAATCTTTCAGATAATTTTAACGTTTCTGACAGGCTTTATTTGTCGGTGGTATAGTTAATCAGCTAAAAGATATTAACGCAGCAGAGAGGCTAAAAAGTGCCAAATAGAGCATTTTATACTATCTATTGGCAATTTGCAAACAAAATGATACCCCTACATCAAGCTAAACACTATCAGTAGGAGTATCTACAACTAGAAGATTAACTTATATACTTTGCCGTCGTTTTGGCTTTCTACAAGTTCAACACTAATGTTAACATTTTCTTTAGTAATATATTCAGGAAGTTCTTTCCAAATATCCACTAAATAAATCTTAACCTTTCCACTACTATCTTTCTTTAGAAATTTATCTTTTACATTTTCTTGTTTATTATCATAAACAGCAACATAAAAATCATATTTATCTTTATCGACATCATATCGTTTTAAAAGACAATATCTATCGTGATATTCTATAGTAGAAGATAGTAATCTCTTATAGCTTTTCTGAATATAATCAGAACTCGGAATAAAGGCATTTACATTATCATATGCTACTAAATTCATTCTTCTTCATCTTTATCTATTTTATAAGAACTATAATATTGAAAACATAACCAATGTACTATAATTTCAAAATATTTATCACATTTAGAAACTCTTATAGTAGGAATAATATACCAATAATTGTCTTTATAAATACCATATTGTTTAGCAATACCATCAATATATGTATTTATAATACGATAGTATATTTCAATAACACACAAAATAAATAGGCTCACTAGTTTTAGCAAGCCTATTATTGATAGAATAATTAAAAGTATTTTCATATTAATTATTAATTATATTAATACCTCTAGCATGGAATGGACATTGTTTAATACCTGAACGATTTCTAAATTCTACAAGCATTAATTTACCTATATACTTTTCTTTATTAGCAAATATTTCACGTTGAACATCTTGAGGTTTATTAATACTACATTCAAAGAGTTCATCATTAATATCGTTCCGAAGAACAAAGAGAGGAAGGTCACTACGTTTATGCTCAGAAATAATATCAACAATAATAAACTTACCATCATCAACTTTCTTAAACTTAAACATAGCTTGATTACGTTTACCAAATTGATATTCAGCAGAAGGATTACGAAGAATAAGACCTTCAAAACCAAGAGATATATTATAATCTCTAAGTCGTGTAGCATCTTCTAAGCTAGATACTATTTCGGTGTCAAGTAAAAATATTTGAGATTTATTGTTTAAATGACTAGTTTTATCTAATATACCATAAATACTATGTTCAATGTTATTAAGTCTGAAATCATTTCTAACTTCAGCACTCATATTCTCACAACAAATATCATAACACCAATATTGAAGTTTATAATGTTGTGCAAGTTGAGTATTCTTAACAAAAGAATTAATATCATTAACTGAATATCCAGGAAGATAAAGTTCACCATCAAGACAAGCTCCTTCTTCTATCATCATATCAAGAAGTTCTTCACTTATCTTAGGAAGGAGAATTTCATCCATCCAATACATTTTAGAAGTCCAATCTTCACCAGTACGAGAATGATATGTTAGATGACAAAGAGTAAATAAATCTTCATAAGTTTTTTCAGCACCTATAATACATCTAAGACCATCAATCTTCCACTGACCAAGCATAGTACCATACTTTTCAAAAGGTTTATTATCTTCAAGTACTTTAGCAAGCATAGGAAGAACAAAACCTTCAGAAGTAGTAGAATACTTAGGAAGATAAGTATTAAGAAAAAATTTTAGATTAGAAAGACGTTGTACCTCATATTTACAAGGAGTTTCAAGTGTATTTACTTCTTCTTGTGTTAAACCGTCTTTAAGCTCAATTAATTCTTTATAACCTTCTTTACGTTTAGCATTAACTCTAGATTGAAGTTCATTAGCATTTTTAAGAGTTATAGGAATACGTTCACTATGAAGATTACCACCAACAAGACCATATTCAATAAGTATATAGCCAGCGTTTTCAAACTCATAGCCTTTCCATACAAGAGGTTTACCATTACTAGACCTTTTATAAAGTGTTATCATACTTTTTCTAATTTAATTTCAACTTTAATAGGTTCGTCTGTATAAGACATATTATTAAATTCAGGAAATTGTCCTGTAATATCAATCATATAAGGAGCAGAATACCAACCTTCTAATTCATCGTCATAAACAGTTTCTTCTGTATGAATATAAATTTTTCCATCTTTATCTTTAGCTACATATCCAATCATAATTTAATCTTTTTTAGGAGGTTTAATTTTAAAAGTTAAATTACCAAACTGAGCACTAAGCTTTTTAAGTTTTTCTTTATTACTTATTTCTTTACCCATACCAGGTAAAGTACCCTCAATAGATTTCTTTCTACGGGGGTGCTTACCATGCTCTTTATCCCATTTATCTTTAGCTTTCTTACCACCATACCAAATAGGAGGATTTTCTTTTTCGTATTCAAGATTAGCAAAATGTCTATCCATAAGAACAACAGAATAATAATCATATTTATCCTCTTCTTCTTTTAGATATTTTTCTAAAGCATAAAGATAAGAACTAATTTCTCTTTGATAAGGATAACCAATAGTTTGCATCATTCTCATACCTTGAAGAATACGAGAACAATCTAGATAAATAAGTTGCTGATTGAGGTATCCTTGAATACTTTTCTCAGCAACTCTTTGGTCTATCATTCTATGGTCAGAATCATCTAAAGGAATAATATAATCACGCAACTCTGTGTATTCCATTTCTCTTTTCTTTAAATATACAACAACGTTGAGGCTTACCCAATCTAGCGTGTATATATTGTGCTACAACAGCAGGATTGGTAGTATCATAATATCTACAAAACTTTATAGGACTATAGCAACAATGTTCTTCATAATTATAATCAGAAGGAACAGATATTCCTAAAGCACCTAAGTGGTCTAACCAATTCATATCTTGAATAACATTAAAGTCATCAGAACCATCGTGGAAATCTATTTCACCATAACAAACAACTGTAGATTTGTCAATAGTAAATTTAAAACCATCTCTATCTGTTACTAAAAGTCCTTTATCTAGAGCAAGTTCTTCCTTTTCAGAAATAGGAATCATAATAATAAGCTCAGTTTCTATTTTACTAATAGAACGGGAGCATATCACCTGATATTTCAAATCCGTCAAGGGCATCTGAATTTTGTGAAGATTTAAATCTGAGTTCGACATATTTTTTAGTATCTTCAATAAATCTATTAATTTGGTTTTTATTAAATTTATCGTGAAGGTCTGCAAAATCTTTGCAATTAAAATTAGGTAGACC